CTGTGCCCCCTCAGAATCAATTCTGATGCTGACGCGATTATTCGATCCGAGGTTTCCAAGTGCTGTGCTGACTTCCTTTACAGTAGCCGCAACCTCTTTTAATTTCGCCGTATCAACTCCTGACAGAGACTTAATGGATGATGCAATGCTTCTCATACCACTTCCGGCATTTTTAAGATCATCTCCAACGCCGGAGAAACCACGCATTACATCAAGAATCTGTTTTAACTTTTCTGTATCTAATCCCTCAGTGATTTTCTTCATTGAGGCAAGAGCTTTTGTTACTTTATCAATACCACCGTCTGCCTTATCAGTGGTGGCTTCTATTTCCAATAAAATGCTATCTACTCTGTTATCAGGCATTTTGCCACCTCACTTCGTAAAACCCTGTCCGTGGGTGGTATTGTTTGTCCGTAAAATAAGAAAACATGGGGAACTGCGCCGGACTTGCGCTGTTTCGGTTCGTCAACCTATCCCCATGTAATCAGCTACTTTTCTCTTCGCTGTCTCAATCGCTTATTATGTTCTGCGGCAAAGGCAGCGAATCTGTCTGCATCCGTCATTTTTGCTCCCGGCGGTGCGTCCTCTGTGCTGTTCATGCTTCTTGGTTGGCTTGGGTATGCCGGAGCATTTCTGCCAAGGAAGATTGCCATGGCATCTACGACATACGAACCAACGGACCACGCCAACGTATCTAAGGCTGTGGCCTGTTCTTTCGCTTCCATTTCTCTCTTCTTTTGGAATGGCTCTAATTTCGTAGGGTTCAATGTCCAAAAGGTCTCATAGGAAACTCCATAAAGGAGAGCGTTGGGAAGCCAAACTTTATTGATAATCTCTGTAAATGTTTTGTATTTACTGAGATCTATTTCCTCTACTCTGTTGCCGCCTTGGTTTTCTTTCCTCCGCTCTTCGGAGGTTCCTCGGCTTCCTCGCCAAAACCCGCGGTTTTCATTGCCTCCGTAAAGGCTTCCATGACTTCATCCATGGAACCACCGTACTTCAAATGTTCGCTCAGTATCTTTCCGGCTTTTGTGAGTTCCTTTGTGCCGGTAAGGACTGCGATGATCGCTCTGATTGTCTTAAAAATCTTCATGTTCTCTCTGGTATCATCATCCAGAAGTCCCATTACATCTACATCGTGATCTTCAAGATCACACATAAGGTTTGTAAAATCGAGATCTGCTACTTTAATCTCTTTAGGTCCATTCGCTGTCTGTAAAATCATACTTATTAACCGTCCTTTCGTTAATCTGTCCTATTTGTACGGCAGAGGATTATTCCCCTGCCGCTGTTTCACTTTTTCACGCTGTTACATAATGAAGAGCCTCTTCGCCCTCATCAGTAATGGAGAATGACATTTCTCTCGCATTGTTGGAAGATCCGCTTGTCGGATATACTGCCATAACACCGGCCCACTCCCATTTGCCGTCAACACCCTCTTCTCCAAACCATAACTGGTATTTATCAACTTTTCCTGCTTCCTGCAGATCCAAAAGTTTCTTGTAATCAGCTTTCTCATACCATGCTTTGAAAGCAAGATCCCCTGTGTCCTCGATACCGTTAATGGTTCTTTTCTTCGTATCGGAAAGTGTTGTAACATCGAGTTTTTCCTTTTCTCCGCCGAGATCCGGGTACTCAGTAATGTCGATCAACTTCTCAAATGTTCCTGGAGCATCTGCTTTCTCGTGCATGAGATATGTCACATTTGTACATTTTGCCATCTTCGTTCTACCTCCTTGTGTTTTCCTTTGCCTAAGAGGTAAAGCCTTGAATTTATTAAAACCACCGGCAGACACCAGGCGAGTGCTTTTCGGGAGCGACCCTAGCCGATGGAGTTAATCATGTTTCCAGTTTTGAGAATCGGGTAAGGAATTGTGAAATGGAAGTATCGCTTACATTCTCCACAGGGGAGAAGTAGTCGCAATGAAATCCAATCCCTACCATATATTCCCTTGCGGAATTTGCTAACTTCCGCACTTCTGAGGCGGATTTGTTTGAATAGAATTTGACTTCCAATCCAAGATTGATACCGTCCTCTGTATTTGAAAGTGTGGATAACGCTCCGTCTCCGCCTATCTGTTTGAAATACATATAGGGGAATGACGGTGGTGTAGCTTTATACACCTGTCCTCCTTTCAAACTGCTGTATTGTTTCTGCAAATCTTTCAGGAGGTTCGTAAAATACAAATTCACATTGTCCTTAACCATCCTTGAATACCTCGCTTGCTATTTTTTGTGCTTCTTTCCTCAGATATTGTGCCGTCTCATACATGAATGGTCTTGACGGCATACCCTCTGTAAATCGCCATGTGCCATCATCAGCCGGATAATACCAACCCTCTCTGCCGTCTTTCGTGGTAAAGATTGTTGCACCGGAATTGTACGCCCAGTTCATTATTGCCTTGTACTCTTCGCTTGGGTGGGAACTGTCCCTACCCTTTACTCCAGTACCAAACTCAATGTACTTGCAATATCCTCCGGCACTTATGATTCCAACTCCCTCTGCCTCATCCAGATAGCCGATAATGGAAGATCTTGCCGTACCGGTATCAACCGGAACTAACTCCTGTGCCTTTTCAACTCCGAGGTCTGTAAGTCTCTGTATAAGTTTCTCTGCGCATTTGTGTATACGCTCTTTCCGCTTTTCCAGTTTCTTAATGGCCTCATCTATGCTGTCCGGGTCAAAGGGATTGATCGTTATTTTGTCCTGCATGGATATTCCCCTTAATCTTCCGTATCGCCCATAGATTCTGTTGCAAATCATGTTTTGGGCAGACACATATATAATCTGGTTCTGTGTCCGTGGACCCATCCTCATTGAGAACAGGAACCACATCTATGAAGAGTTTTGAGTATTCATCAATCGGCAATTTCTGTACGGTTGATATGGTCTTGTCATAGACAATATCTTTACCAAATGGAGAATCCTCTGCATTTCCTGAGTTCGGACTTACTCTCGCAAGCACACGAACCGGATTTGAATACTTCGGTATGCTCTCCCCAGTAAGGTTGCCATCCTCATCCACTTCGTCTACCGTTCCGTCATAGGTCTGGTAATAAAAGGGGACTTGGTTCAATCTGAGGTCTTTAAGTCTCAGCTTAGGCATTGCCATCCCTCCTTAACAGACCGACATAGGTTTTGGGTGGAATCTTCGCCAAGGCCAACTCAATATCTTTCTTACCTGTCTGTCCCCAGTTTCGGGTAACTCCAAGTTCTGTGTGAGATACAAGTCCACCCCTCGCATCGTCAGAGTTTATGGCTTTCGCCAAATCATAGATTTCAAACTCATACCGGTTATAAAACCTCTCCAACTCTGCCTCTGTCGGAATATCATCATCCGCCCAAAAGTGTTGATTTGCAGCCTGTTTCTGAGCTTTCACAAGGAGGACGGCAATCTGTTCGTCAGTGAGAGTTTCATCATCTAAAATGACTTTCAACAATTTAGCGTCCATAATCCGTCCTCACTTTCTTACCCTTGCTGAGTTAAAAACTCTGCGATCAGCTTTGCTTTTACGGTTTCTTTCATGTCATACCCACGTTCCGTTGCGATAGCCTTAATCTGTGCCACTGTCAGAGCATTAAGTTCTTCCTCTGTATACTTCTTTGTGACATCAGTAACCGTCTCTTCTGTGCTCGCATCTGATGATGTGGAAACAGAAGAATCGGCTACGATACGGGAACCACCGTCAAGGGTATGACCTGTTATTCCCCCGGTTTTGTGGTTGCTGTCAGTTTGCTCGGAAGATCTGTGGAAATATTTGTGAACTTAGCACTCATCCACTCAGGACCGTGATCCAAACCAATCTGTCCGAAAATCTGATATGTTTCTCCTGCACCAGTCTTTGCAAGCTGCTCCAGGAAGAAATTGCCCTTGCCAGGAACCATCTGATGAACCGGAGCCATGATGGACGGATCGAACAGAACGGCTGTACCGGTAGGCATAGTATCAAACAAAGCAACTGCCACTTCTCCAAGAGGGGTAACTACTGTCTGTAATTTGATACCGTTCACTTCTCTTCCAAGGGGAACGATTGTAAGGTTGTTCTGCTGCGCATCAAGGTTAAGCTGCAACATTGTAGTTGCATCAACTCCGAGAACAATGTTGTCTGTCTTTGCGCCCTGATCGTGAATGGACTTTAATCCCTCTGCTACAAGCCAATATGTGAGAGGCTTTTTAGCAAGATCAAGTACGTTGGTTGTGATAGCTGTCAGAAGTCCTCTTGTTTTATTGGCCTCTGCATCAGTAGTTGCCTTTGCGTACTTTCCGTTGATGAATGTGTACTCAATATCCTGTGCGATCTTTGCCATTCTACGAGAAACCTGAAATGCAAGCTCGTCCATAGGATTTGCCTGCTGACCGGCTACATTGATACCCTGCAGTGTACCCATGTTACTCTGCTTTCCGTAAGAAATCGCCACGGATTTCTGGAAGATCTGAGTTACATTGGTAAGCTGGCTTCTAGTTACCATTTCCGGCTGTGGTGCAGTAAGGGATGCTGTTTCAGAAATCTCCGGCTGTTCGCCTGTTTCTGTGTTGTACTCCTGACCGCAAGTAAACTCTACATGATTGGTTACAAGAGGTCTTGCGCCAATCATCGTAGAGAACGGTGTTGCTGTCTGCCCTTTAGCGAATAACATTCCGCTAAAATTAGGAACAGCGAATGATGTTGCTGTGCCCTGTGCCATAATTCATTACCTCCTTTAGATTTATGCCTGCTGATTGTTAGCGGCACTTTGATTTAATATTGCAAGAATCGCAGCCTGTGAATCGCCTGCGTCCATTGCCTGTTTAATCTGTGCTGAATAGTCAACCTGACCTACGTTTCCAGACTGCGGTGTAGGCATCTGAGCCAAATACTGAGCGCGGATTTCCGACTCTTTCTGTTTGTCTCTTTCCGCCATAAACTTAGTGATGTTTCCGGTGACAACATCCATGCTTCCCTCATACTCTGCTGTTGCCGTTGCCTTTGCCATTTCGGCCGGCATACCCATTCCTAAGTAACGCTCCGATGATTCCGCTACCGCTTTGAATTTTTCCAGTTCCTTGACATAAGCATCTCTCTGAGCCTGCTGTTCCGCTTTTGCCTCTGCCTCCTGCTCCTCGGCTGTCTGCTTAGCTCTAAGCTGTTTGCGAAGATTTCCCTCGGATGTACAAAGTTTGTCGTTGTCGGATTTCAGTTTCGCATTTGCCGCTTTCTCCTGTGCAAGCTGCGCCATAAGGCTCTCAACGGTTACTTCTCCGCCGGAGTTGTTTTCCTCATGCTTATCTGTCTGAGACTGCTGCTGTGTACCGGATGCCTGAGTAGGCTGATTCTGCGGTGCTGTCTGAGACTGCTGCTGTGTCTGGTTCTGAGTTGCTGTACTGTTTACATCTGCCATAATTGACCTCCTGCGTTTGAACGGTTCTCTCCGTGTGAATTTCTGCGTTTTTTTACTTGCGTCTCTGCAAGACAATAGTTGTATGCGTTTGATGAGGGTTTTCTCTAACCCGTTATCTGAAAGGGATTACTCCCTCTGTAACCGAAAAATGAGCCGGACACGATTCTTCATCACATCCGGCTCATAGGCTCTAACTGTATTCAGTTAGTTTTTCTTTGCTGCCTTTTTGGCAGTTGTTTTCTTGGTAGCAGTTTTCTTTGCTGTGGACTTCTTTGCTGCCGCTTTCTTATTGACAGTTTTCTTGGCAGTATCTTTCTTTGAAGCTGCTTTCTTCTTATCGTCCATCTTTTTCTTGTCCGCTGCTGTCTTTTTTGTAGTTGCCATTGGTTTTCTACCTCCTGATTTATAATTCTACGCACCGGCAGTTGATGATCTCGTCTATCGGTGCGCCCATGCTATCATCGAGTGGGAACATCATTTTGTACCCGTTGATGATAAAAGGCTCGTTAATAGGAACTGTTTGGCCGTCCGCCTCCCAGTGGCTAACCCGGACACGTTCATCCCTCATGCTTACCCATGTATGGGTGGTCTGTTTCTTATCCACGAGGTTCTGATGATTTATCCAGTTATATATCCAATTCGTCTCATTCAGGGCAATTTCCGTGGCTCTAACCTCCGAGAACATCCTTTTTACACTTTTGGGAACATCCTCTTCTTTCATCAAACCACCGGTCATACGAGACGTTTTATAATCATCGTTGCCGTTGGCATTTGCCACTGCCCTCTCTGTGGCTTCCTGAATATACTTTGCAAATCTGTATGCCTTTTCCCTTACTTCTGTTTCGTACTGATATTCCGGCATCATGGCAAAATAGAGATCCATGAGTTCATTTTCATAATCAGCACTCGTCTTTTCGTAAAGGAAAATGCCGGAAATAAGATTGAGGAACTGTGCTGCAAAAAAGTCTACAAGTGCATTTATAAACTCCTTGGCGGTTTTCTTCCGGCGTAGCTTATCGTCTTTGAGAATGTTCATTTCGTCAAAGTATTCAACCGGATTATACATAGTTCACACCGCCTATTCTTCTACCATTGCAGTCTTACTTGGCTGCTTAGATTCCTCTGTCTTATCTTTTTCCGTGTTGTTCTCCCCACCGTTCCCCTCTTCATCCTTGTATGCGTTAGGGTTCGGTTGCTGTGTCTTTTCCTCCTTGGAGGCAAGTTTCTTCTGTATGCCATCAATAATAGGCTTACTATCAACCCATGCCTGTTGTGGATCTGTGAACAGTCCGACAGTGTTGAATGATGTAAGACCATCTACTCCGGCATTAAGCAATGCCACAAGGGAATTGGTCTTAGACACCAAATCATAGGTTTTTGTACGGCAGAAACGGATTTCAACATCTGCCGTCTCTATATCTTTCAGACCGTCATACGGTCTCTGATCTGTCTTAATGATTTCGATTGCCAAATCAATGAGCTGCATTTCCGGCTCAGTGAATAACTGCTCAACCGTCTTAGCGGAAATCTCCAAACACTGCCATCCATTGGATAACTGCATTGCACCGGTTGTTGAACCGCCGCTTGCCTCCTGCCATGACGGTGTAGAGGTAATCTGCTCCAACTGAGAATTGAGATGGTCCACAAGTTTCTGAACCTCACTCTCATTCAATGTCTGATTGAGGTAAGTGATCTTTGCCTCCTTGCCGTCCCCGGTACTCTTTGTCATAATGACTCCATCGCCATCTACGAGGTTTTTCTTGCCCTCTTCATTTACCTGGCAGTTGTGCATCCAGAGTAAACTCTGAACGTGTTGCAGAATATCATTGATGCGGTCAGAATCCACAAGATTCATTGCGTCCATCAGTGGAATAACCTTTTCAAAAATACCCATGCGGTCATTCAGATAAAATTCAACGACCGGTATTCTTCGGAGTGGGTTTGGAGCGATATTCTCTTTCAGATGATAGTCTGTTGTGTTCAACTCATGCTCAATGGTATAACAGAAATTCTTTGAGTATGCCGTAAGAGTAATTGTTCCATCATCATGTACGGAATAGGTGCATCCAAGCACTGGTTCTCTATATGCGTCATTTGAGTACACCACAAAGGTTGTAAGTGGACTTGGAACCAATAGTTCAAATGGAGAATATCTGCTCTTATTTCTGTTCGGCAGCATCATCTGGTAGCCGATACCGCAGATAAACAGATTTCTTCCAAGGGCAATATCTTTTGCCGCTTTGCTCTGCTCCTGCATCATTTTATTGAGCATGGCGATCTTCAAATCGTCAATATTCTCTCCATCGTCCTCATCCTTTTTCTTCAAAAATCCGAATAAGGCTTTCTTCTGTTTCTTTGTAGGTTCTATTTTTGCTCTCTGTACGAAAGTGATCGGGTTGGAAAAACAATATCCCAGATGCACGTCCACAATCTTTGAAGCATTGTTTTCTACGACTGTGGCATTGAGATCCGGTCTGATTTTCTTTTCACGGTTAAGAATTGGCTGATTGCCTTTCTCATACTCAAAAAGAAAAACTTCCTGTGCCACATTCTCCTGGTGTTCCATAAACGCCTTAGATACAACCGATATGATATTGTCTTTCGTAATTTCCCTCTCATCGGTCATTAACATTCGCCTGCCGAGAGTCGGACGGTTGCTTGCGTACATGAAGTTTCCCCTTTCCGAATAAAACAAAAGAGCCGATCAAGTCTACTTGTGACTTAACCGGCTCAAAGGCTCTTTGCTTAATTCTATTTTTATTACTTCCTTACATCCACGGCAGTTTATAAAAATCGTGCCGGATGCTCCGGGTGCTTTCTTGAAAAGAAGTTTTTCACGGTTTGCCCGTGCCTTACATACAGGGCAGTATACGTTTTCCGTTTCCAATATAGCTGCTCCTTTCTGTATGTGGATAGTTGCGTGGATGGGATTTGAACCCACGACCGTCTGATTAAAAGTCAGATGCGCTACCGAACTGCGCCACCACACATTACTGGGCGGCTCGCCACCGCCCTATCCTACAATAATGGAGGAACCCATGGCCTCTCGAAAGAGGCAAGAGCCAAGAGTGGGAATCGAACCCACAACCTTTTGATTACAAATCAAATGCTCTGCCAGTTGAGCTATCCGGGCTTACCAATATGGAGTAGCGTTCACTACTCCATATCAAGAAAGGGATAATCCACCAACGTCTATACCAAGACACCATCATTTTAACAAAAAAGGAATGATAACGCATTAAAATATCGGTGTAGCCGATATTCAACGTAGTCATTCCTTTTCAAATGATATAATTGAAAGTTAAATGATGTAATTGAGTTCGTTATTCTCCGTGCTTGGGTTCGTAGTCTATGCAATAATCATCCAATGATGTAACCGCTCCGTAACAATCACTTTCCTCATTGGCGCATATCCAATCCGTTGTCCCATTGAAATTCTCATGCCATATACATGATCCGCAATTTTCACTACATCCCATTCTGCATCTCCATCAATTTCTGTGCCTCTTCTGGGCTACATACAGTCACTCCGGTTTCTTCCTCGCATTTTTTAACCATGCCAGCTCCGTCTCCGGCGTAATTCTCCCAAATATGCTGAGATTCCACGAATATATCATTGATACGTTTATACCCAAAACCGTATGTGCGGTGCAACGCAATGGCGATAGCCGCATATATCTGTGGAACCATCTGATCTGCTGCGGTAGCAACATTCTGTGAGCGGTTTCTTCTGGCAATTTCATTCAGAGAATTTATCAATTTATTATTCTTCCCCATTATCCATATCCTCCAAAATCTGCTCTGTATCAAGCAGTTCTGCAATATCATAGGAGCAGCACGCAGGTTCTATTGGTTCTCCGCCGTAGCATACCATACCGTGGCTGCAATCTTCTGAAAGTGTGCAGTAATGACAGTAATCATCCCCATCGTGTTCGCTTATCCATTTATTGATTTTTTCCTCTTCTGTCATTTCTTTTTCATCCCTCTGATAGTATGCTTTTTACGGTTTCCTACAAATCTGCCGCCGCCTTTTGGAGTTCCATAGATAAATGCCGCCATATTACCGCCGGACGGTTTCTGCGTGGTCGGTTTGAAATCTGCCGATGTGTTTTCATCCATAGGCTGTAACGATGGTGTTTTAGGTTTATACTGTGGTCTCCACACCATGACAATCTTATTCTCTTTAGGATCGACAAATCCAATCCCATTTTCAAAGATAGTAAGATTAAGTCCATGCCGGATGCAGGCCTCTTCGATCTCTTTCTGTACCTCAACTGCTTTTTTCTGCGCTTCTGTCATTCTATCTTCTCCTTTCATCGTTCAATCTCACACCTCATCCTCCTAAACTTTCAGCTTTTCAATTTCTTCAAGGATCGTGGCATACTCGGTGTTTATAATCTCGATTAGTTTGTCTCTGGAATTTTTTATATTGGCAGCATAGGTTTCTAATATAAATGCCATTGTCTTATTTGTTTCTTCCTGACTGAGTAAGGTCGCTGTATCTCTACCTCCATCCGCATGAATATAGAGTTTGGCTGATCCTTGTTGATCTGCGTTGTATGCTTTCATGCTTTGAATTAACGTGGTTGCCTCTGTGCTCACGGAATCTATACTTCCAAGGTGTGCTCTGCACATTTCATAATTTGTAGTGTTCATATTTCTGTAAACCTCTTTCCATCTGCATATCGTCTGTCAATAATCGTTTTTTATAAAACCTTTCCTTTTAGCGCAGCTCATGCAGTAATTGTATCTACCGTAAATGATTCCTCCGCATCCCCTACATTTATGTCCTCGCTCTATTGCTTTCCCATACGGTTGTCCTAATGCGTAATAGCATTTCTTACAGTATGTGTAGTGATCCTGGCAATAGTCCCCACATCTTTGACAAAATGCCATTTTTAATTACCCTCCATTCTATCCATCAAACTCTGGAAAAATTTTTCGATTTCATCTTTGAGTTCCTTTGAATCTGTTTCAAATACAACCCTATACTCTTTCCGTTTGCTTCCATCTTTCATTTCTATATCATCGCTATTTGAATACCACGATTTCATATCAGTTTTCCTCCGAATATCTAACACGTTCTGGATTTACTTTCATAGCACATTCCCGGCAGATAAATTGGTTGGAATGATTCTTGATTAAACCAAGATATGGTTTTTCCTCGGAATCGAACTTATATCCACACGCAAAGCATTTATCTAACCCTCTGTTCTTAATTCCGTGTTGCTGCCGGAACATTAGTGTTTCTCCGATTGTACTCTGCCACTTGGCGCAATCATAGATTTCGTAATTCCTTACGGTTGTTTTTGATATTTTCATCTACCGCCCAGCCTTTCCACTATGATTTTCTGTCCCTCTGCGCTCTCATAAAACCTTTGAATTGTGCCGAAACAAAATCTCACTCCATCAGGAACCGGCATATAAGTAAGCAGTTCTCCGGTCTCTAATCGCATTTCGCAGGATTTAATTCCGAACATCTTCGATTTACACGTCAACCGGAACTTGTGTTTACAGGTCTGCTCTGCCATCGTCAGCTCCAATCTCCGAGAACTTTGTGTAAATTCTATTCTCAGCATAGTAGATGTTGTAATCCTTTTGCTCAATATAATGCCATAACCCTTTTTCATGTCCCCATTTAAGATAGTCTGAGTTATAATCCGTGGTCTGGTAGTTGCCATCAACCATCTGTCTGAAACTCAATTCATCTATGTTCTGCGAACGATGAACCATATTTGAGATGCTTGCAATATCCTCTTTCGTAAGTTCCGCAGTTGCAACGAACACTACGCGCACTATTTCAGAACCGTGGCGGACTATTTTATATAGATCGCTGACATTATGCAGATGATATACAACCCTCTTGCAGAAATGGTAAGGATATTCCGTATCAATGTAGCTTGTGTGCATTTCCAGTGGAACTCCGGTTTTTATGCAGATTCCCATAACCATTCCGTTGTACATGGGTACGAGTGGGTTTTTATCGTAGTCGTGGAGTGGATCTCCGCCACCAGAGACAGATACTATTGTTGCCCCTGTCAGTTTTATTGCCTCTTCCAGTTTATCTAGTCCACTCATCGTAGATTTAGGCACTTTGATACCGTTCTCTCTCACGATACAATATGGGCATTTTCCGTGGCATCCAAAATTTGTTATTACGCTTAAATACTTATCCATTATTTTCTTCCTCTTTTTCATTCTGGTGGACCATAACATTGAATCTGTACTTGCTCTTTATGTTTGGGTATTTTTCATGGTCTACTTCGCTCATAAACATATCGAACGGTCTTGCAAACTTATCTCCACAATGAACTTCACAACCTATTGGTTCTCCATCATACAGTGCTTCATAAATTACAAGTAGCTCTCCTGTTTCGGTATGTTTAGCAAAATCTAAGACCTTATACATATACAGATAATCATTTTCCTCAATCTGTTTTACCGCTAGTGTCTCTCTTTTGAAATGACACACTGTATCGCCTTTGTGTATTCTCATATTTTCTCCTATCTAACCAAATTCTGAATTTCCACTTTAAAACCATCGAACTTCCTTTCTTGCAAATACTTCTGTGTGTCAAAGAAATTCAATGCCCCTGTTTCCTTATCGACCGCTATACTCACGCCACAATCAATACACGTTTGCCGTAAAATACTGAGACTTAATTGCAAGGCTTGTTTTGTATCTTCATTCATGCTTGCCGCCGTTCTGCCGCTTCCTCGGCTTCTCGTATGTGTCAGCCCACTTCCAAGTCTGATATAAGGCGTAAGATATAGGTTTATTAACCAATTCATTCTTCTTTGCTTTCTCATAGGTTTCTAAAAACCTCTTTACCACTGTGTTTGATCTCACGCTTGCTCTCCTTAATGCACTGTTCTACTGATTTATACAATACCGTTGCACATTCGGACGAATAACTATATTTGCCTTTCGTGCCGCATATTCCACATCCATATTTGCATATTTCCATATCACTATCGTAGTATATGCACTGTTTTAAGTCTGTTACTATCATCATGTTCCCTCAATCCAATAAAATAGGTGGCAGTCATTCCGACCTCCACCTACTGTTACACACTCTATTCAACTGTGATGCAATCATATCTCTCAGAATTGATTGTATTCTCCATAGCCTCAACCGGATTGTAGCCAAGGTTCTGCAGGATCTGTTTGAATACCGTCACGGACTGTCCGCTTGCAAGCTGCACGCCTTTACGGTTGTGATCTGCATGGAATACATCGTGTCTGCTATTCACATTCCAGAAGATAATGTTCGGGATTACATAACCGGCCTTGCGGAACTTATTTGCCATCTTGTCATAAAAAGACCACTCACGGTTTCCGCAATAGTCAATTTCCATATCAGAGATAACAACGATTGCTTTCGGCATTTCATCCTGCGGAGTATTGTGTTTTTCCGCAATTTCAAGAACTCTCTCAAAAGCAGCTTTAAGGTCTGTATTCATATCCCAATTTGCTTTACTTACGTTGCGTATCTTCTGTTCAATGGTTTCTCCCCTCAGAATAACCGTCTCTGGTCTGCCAGAGAACGTCATAAACAGATTGTGGTATGCGCCAACATTTCTCTCTGCAAAATAGATTGCAAGACCGATTGATGTCGCCATAGGTCTGCCTCTCATGGAACCGGACACATCCGCCATAACTAAAGCGTTTGTTCCTTTCTCCACATAATCCGGCAATGCTTTCCACTGTGCTTCGAGTACCTTGCTGCTCTCTCTGCCATAAAGGATCTTCTCAACAATATCGTAAGGGAATAGTGTTGAGGCATTGATCTTTACCTCTCCCTTTTCTGCTTTGTTGATAAACTCTCCAAATCTCTCAGCATCATGTTTCATAAATGCCTTGCGGTAAATCATCATCGCACGGCTCGGAACTTCCGGGTATTTGATTTCATCCCATCTTCCGGCTGACATAAGACTTTCAACGACACCGATCTGTTTTCTCATGCTACGGACGATTCTCTTGAAATTGTAGACCGGATAGCCTAATTTCTGCGCCGTAAGGATTCCGAGTTTTCTTGTGGCAGAGCTGCTTGCATCTGCGGTCTTAATCCACTTTGCAAGTAAGGAAATTGCATTTCCGGCATTGAGATTCTGTAAATCTTCCTCAAACTGTTTCTTCATTGCAGCCCACATATCGTCCTCCAACGGAGTGCCGATAAGCTCATACAGATCATCATATCTTCCGAATACGCCAACCAAATCAAGATTCGGTCTGAGTGCTTCCGGGTGTTTTTCTGCCATGTAACGGATAATGGTTCTGAAAGTCTTTCTCTCTCCAAGACCGCCACGAATGTCTCTTGCATAGAACGCAATCTTTGTAGCAAAGAGTTTGTCCTGTGCGTATGCCTCCGCAAACAGAGTGGTAATTCTGTTCTCATCAGCCTCTCTCAGCGATCCGATTGTACCAAACAGATCCAGTCGGGCATCGCCAGAGGTATTCAGTGCCACTGCACCGTTTTCAGTCCGGGTAAATCTACCATCTTCTCTCATTGCATCTGCAAAACTCATGTTTTCCTACCTTTCCAGGACTCTCATTTACGGAATTGAACCGTTTCACATTGTTTTTTAGACATTTGCTTTAACCATTGTGATTGCTGTAGGAGTCCCTATAAAATTGTTTACTGTTTCATTGTCAGGACACTATTGGGGTTTATGATTAACAGTCATATCCAAAAGGGTTGCTGTAAGTGTCCCATGTAAAGTTTTATGCCTATCTGGCTAACTTTTTAAGTTCATACCGCCTGTTATGTATCGCTCCGACAGAACGACCAATTTTCTCAGACAATTCAGAATCGGTAATCTCATGCTTGATTACCAGTGCATCTTCCTCCGCAGTCCACGGATGAGACGGATATAGAAATGACGTTTTATTGTAATATCGCCTATGCTGTCTCTGACACGCCTTATGATACTTTTCCATATCTCTATAATCTTCTTTTCGGTTCATAGGCAACCTCTTTCTTTTTACATGACGCTGTTTCAAACGGGAAAATATTGTCAATGGAATTTTCTGTTTTGAAAGATTGCTGTAAGCGTCACTTAATTGCCCCGACAGGACTTGAACCCGTATGCTCGATTGCTGTAAGGAACACTCCTGTCAACCATGTTCCATCCGGTTTACCATAACCGGCAATCGGGGCAGAGACGATGAGAGGAATCGAACCTCTATCCGCAGCTTGGGATTGTTATTGAAAGGAGTTTGCTGATTATGCCACTAACATGACATTCTTCTTAACAGTGCTGCTGTGCTCCCTTTGCACCACATCGCCATATAGAGTGAGGGACGGACTCGAACCGCCGACAACGTCCTTAGCATGGAATGAAAGATTGCTGTTCGGATCACGAACATGATCCATTTTTCTTTCGTGCTCTACCAACTGAGCTACCTCACTCATGTAATTGGCGCATCTTCTTGATTTGTAAGGACATTTGCGCCATCGCCTTGAATGGAGAGGGATGGATTTGAACCATCAATGAAGCAGGCCCCAAGCTGTAATATATTGCCGTCAACGCCACGAACATGACGTATTGTACATAACTGCTGCGTCTACCGTTCCGCCACCTCTCCATATTCAGTTTTCAATACGGAAATCCGTATGAGTTGCGGAGGTTGGATTTGAACCAACGACCTCCGGGGCATGAACCCGGCAAGCTACCACTGCTCCACTCCGCCATAATGCAACCTCGCCCCTAGGCTGCTTTGTAAGTTCTGCTATGTCGTTCCTTGCGTTCCTCACTTAACCGGTGCTAACTACGACAGTATGTGACCGGCGGACTTGATTAAACATTTCCGTACACCCGCTTAATGCCCCACTATTGGCGGTTCTGCCGAGACTAATGGCAATGTCGATAGGAAATGTCTTTCGGGGAATCTCTCTAACCCAACTGGTTTATCGTCCGAAGTCAGGACGGCTTTTTATAACACTCTGGATATTGTCTTTCCAGAATTATTCAGAATGAATACCATAGTATCAGGAATACCAATGCGGCTATACACATAAGTAACTGTATCTAAAGTAACCACCGTGAGCGAAACGTTCTTCTCTAATGGCGGATCACCAAGATACCAAATAATGTTATCTCTGCACAATCCGGCAACACCGATAAGTTCCTTTGCCTTGTTGAAATTCTTCTGTCTGATTTCCAATTCTTCATCTGAGGATTCAGCGTTGGATATTTGAAGCATATCCTTTTCGATAATAACATCGAAGCACTGAATAACCTGGGATTCCTCAAAGGTATCATTTCTGACACCCTTTTTGATTGTTTGTAATATCATGCCTTTCTTCCTCTCTGTCTACGCCTTTCGGCTTATTGCCCCGTTCCGGACCGGGATTGGATAGGTAAGGAATCGGACCTTACACTGGAATATTACGATAGTCGCAGATTACCTCATGTGTTTGGTGCATACGGATTTTTGAACCTATCGTATCAAAGGTGGGTGGCTGCCATTCCTGCTTATTCCAATCACTGCACTTTGCGTTGTTGCCACACCGGGACGCACCTTTTCCTCAACCGTACTAATATTGCAGTTACCCTTTACTGCCTACTATCCAATTCTGAAACCTCCTCCACCGGTGGAATACGGTTTCATAGCGGTGCATACAGGACTCGAACCTGTACTGCATTTCTGCAGGACGACTTAGCAAGACGCTCCGCTACCATTACGGCAATGCACCATACGCCGTGTTAGGGATTTGAACCCCAGAGACTTTTACATCCAGACAGTTTTCAAGACTGCACCCTCGACCAACCGGACACACGGCAGAGTAGTTTTCCCTTGGTAACGTACAAGTCGGAGCTCCTCTATCCGCCGGTCGTAAACGCCCTTTCGTAACCTTTTTATGGAGTGCTTTGAAAGAGTAAGTCAAGTGTCTCCAACTGGCAAGGTGGGGATCGAACCCACGACATTCTGATTAACAGTCAGACGCTCTACCACTGAGCTACAAGCCATTATTGGAGTAACAGGACTCGAACCTGCGCTAACCAACATCCGTAGTGTTGTGCTCTATCCATCTGAGCTATACTCCAATGCAGTCCGGCAGTGACTTGGATGGTTGCCGCCACCGAACCGATGCAACGTGTAAGACAGTTGCCAACAAGGGTATTTCATTTGTATATGCGGTTCTCGGACCCTACACCCCTCCGCAGTCCTATAAGTAGTCCCTCAGCACAAGGCTGTCACTCTACTTACAAGACCCACGGCTTACGCCGCCAGATCATAGCTCTCATAAACCACCGACTATTTACTCAGAGAGCCTTGGCACAGTCCAACTCTTTGTGCCTTACCTCGGATGTACGTTGTTTTCGCAGTTCTCCGCCTCTACTACATTCCTCTGCGCCTGACTAAGCATGACGGCTCGGTTGGTTACGGCTCACGCACATCTGTAATCAGGTCTTTCTCGGAAGTTTCCACCGCCGCTTAAATCGCTGTAACGCTCATGCACTCTAAGCAGTAAATTTTCCGCACCGGAGTTTTTCTTAAAAAACTCTTGGTAATGTAAAAAGCACTTGGTGATCACCGGAACCTCGCCACCGCCAATTTTCTTTCCTGTTAAAGCCGGACTAAGAAAATCAGTTAAGAAATCCGCTCATCCTACGGTGGGGAGTTGAACCCCACTTTCCCCGGCATGGTGTCCGTGGCATTTCCAGTTATGCTATCGTAGGCACCGTTGCAACGATGGTCTTTAGCGTGACTTACGCAAGCTCTCCAAGTTTAAGTCCTGTCGGCTTTCCCGGACTACTCACATAAGCCTCTCAGTGAGCATTGCAATCTCCCTATTTAATGATTGCTTACCACGGCTTTCGCCAATACTTTTCAGCCGGAACACTAAACCAACTATAAACAGTCAGCGTTATTCTCAGTTGAAATGTTCGATGGGAGAATCGAACTCCCGTCCCCACCGTGAAAAGGTGGTATCTTGACCGCTTGACTAATCGAACAGAGGAGCGTTCCTTTTTACCGAAAGGCAATTAACCGCACAAGCGTAAACGGGTTCCTGATATTGATTTTTTCTTGCAAGATTACTTTCTCGGCTCATTACACCGAAATGGGCGAAAGAGGAATTGAACCTCCAATGTTTACCACGAGGGAACGGATTTACAGTCCGCCGCAACACCACCAATCGTTGCCGTTCGCCCGGAATTTTCTTTGTATCGCCAAGAACATTAGGAAAGAAGCGGTGGGAATCTTGATCGCTAGAGCTGCACCCACAGGTGGAATCGAACCACCACACTACACCAAGTTCGCTCCGATCATTTAGCGATTCACTTCATCTTTCAGTGCTTTACCGGCTTTGAACTTAGGTGCTTTGCAAGCCGGAATGGAAATCTCTTTTCCGTTCTGAGGGTTCTTGCCAACTCTGGCAGCACGCTCAGTCACTTCAAATGTTCCGAAACCTACCAACTGCACTTTTCCACCCTTTCCGAGTTCTCCGCCTACGATCTCAACAAATGCATTGAGTGCTTTTTCAGCATCACTCTTGGAAAGTCCGGCATCGTCAGCCATAGCCTGCACTAATTCAGCTTTATTCATTGCTCTGTACCTCCGTTGTTGATGAAAGATCTCCAATGTCTACGATTGTGCCTGCGCCGTCCGACAGTGACACTTTCGGCAGTGCGCCGTCCCATTTCTCCAAATACATCTGCTGCAAAATCTTATTCGTCAGTGAATCATTCAACAGCTTATTGGCATCCGCCTCTCCCTGTGCTTTAATAACGGCAGCGTCAGCTTCGCCCTGCGCCTGAGTAGTTTTTACCTTGGCATCTGCCTCAGCAGCTTCGATCTTTTTCTGATTTTCAATCTGCTGCTGTTCATAAGCCAACTGCGCGGTCTGTTTTTCAGCGATTGCCTGATTGTAACTGTCCTCAAAATCAGTATTGGCAATTACTACCTTGTTGATGATTACTACGTCCTCTCCATATTTCTCATCGAGGGCTTTCTGAATGTTCTGCATGGAAAGAGGCTCTACAATCCCTCTGTTCGTTGCATCTGTTGAGGTCAAGGACTTACTGCTTGTCTTGATTGCGGAAGCCACAAGTGTCTGCGTTACAAGGTTTTCCTTATAGTTGCTGACGTTGGCATAAATCCATGCGGACATTTCCGGGTTGATCTGGTATGTAACTGTGATGCCATCATAATACAGTGCTGTTCTCTCTGATGTTTCAGACCAAATCTGTCCGTCAAACACAATGTCCTGCTGTTTGTTGTTGACTTTCTCAATCTTCTGGATGAATGGGATCTTCCAGTTTGCACCGTTCTGTATTGTTGTCTCATCAATCTGTCCGAATGTGCTTTTGACTCCGGTATATCCGGTCGGGATAATCACGAGTGAATTACCTACTCCGAATACAATCAGACCAACAAGTACCACAACAACAAAACCTTTTGGGAATTTTGCTTTCTCATTTCCCTTTTCCTCGATTTCATACTGTTTCAACGAACACCCAGCAATAATGCCGCCGAAGAAAAGTACGATCCCGATGATTGTCAAAATGATACTCATTCCGTTCTCCTTTTCCGTTTGTATTGCTACCTCTGGTAGCCGTCACGGTCATGCGCTGGACATTCCGTTTCTGTTCTGCATCGGCGCACTCAACCACCTTACTTCGTCTGGTCTATCTTGGTGTAGCTTCCATTTACCCGGGAAATGCCAGATCGCCATGCGTGGACCATCAGGGACTTGAACCCCGGACCATCCGGTTATGAGCCGGACGCTCTAACCAACTGAGCTAATGGTCCATACCTCACACTTGGGGAGATTCCATGTGAGGTCTCGGAGGATTATTATAAGTGGGAACCCTCCGATGTAGGATTGCTGTCGGGGAACAGTAATCCTGAGTGGGAAGTGTTGGTGTCGAACCAACTCCTATGGATTTTCAGTCCATCGCTTCTACCGAGTTAGCTTACTTCCCATATTACGGCACTGTTACTGTGCCGTAATGGTTAGGAGAAACTTTAATGCCATACCTTGTGTGTTTAGTCCGTTGAACTTATGTCCGTGTCACTTGGTATGGTCGTAGTATAGCGTACTAAACATTCTTTGTCAAGTGGAATAAACAAAATTTTCAAAAAAATTTGTTTTTCAGTGTGCAGTCGGCTTTACAACCATTTTTCTGAACATCAGAAATCAGCTTGCTTACAGGGATTTTGAGAAAATTTGCTATATCGTATATCTTGTCGATTGGCGGATAACTTTTGCATTGTTCCCAATCGCTCACGGTATTCTGTGCCACATGAACGCCCGTTGCAAGTTCGTGTTGTGTAATTCCCCTATTCGTTCTTTCTTTTTTCAAGTTGGTGGCGAAACTATATTGTCCCATGCTATCCCTTTCTATATTCCTAAGTCACTTCTCTTTACTACCTGTCCCTCTCCGCCAAGAAGAGCATCTACAAACTGAGCGAACATTGCCAGAGTGTCCGGCGCATCATCATGTTTATTCTTTCCGAGCTGTGTGTAACTGCAAAGGAATGACATCATCACACCGTAATCACTCTTAGGCTCATATTCTGTAATATCCTTGAATATGACGTGTTCCTTAACCCATGAAGAATTGACGATGATCTTGGTTTCTTTGTTCTGAGTAGTGTATTTCTTCGTAATATGGCATCTGCCGCCTTTGGCTTTAACAAGTCTCTCAACCTCATTTGCGGTTCTGCTACCCTCTTTGTTGCTCTCGAACTGTGCCTGCTGTACATGATGCTTAACAAGCATATCTGAGTTGAGTTCGTCCAAGGTTCCAGGGTCGATGTTCTTGAATACCAGATCTTCCAGATAGTATCTGTCTCCGTACTGATAGAAAACTCCGAGGAAGTTGTAGTCTGTACCGGTGTCCTTGGTATCGCAGATTGCCAATATAGAATCCGGTTCTCTGTCCGGCAGTCCTCCGATGTATCTCTGTAATTCTGTTGGATGATACAGAATACCCTCTCTCTCAATCGGATCACTCTTGTACAGACAACGGTATGAAACATCATCCATCGACATTTCCATATCGTGGAAGTATTTCTCATCAAATCCAACATCGTAATCGTAATCAAAGTTGCTTTTTCCGGTCTGAGGATCAATGTCTGGAACAGCAATGAACTCTGCCCTCGGATTTCCCTCGTACATTCTTTCAAGCCGGCCAATAACATCATGAACACTCCACCGGGTTGCAATGTGGATCTCTTTTGCTTTCTTCTTTTTACGAGATTTAAGGTCTGTGGTGTACTCTCCGTACAGCTTATCCAGACGATCAATAGACAAAGCCTCTTCGATACCGGAAACCAAATCATCCACATACAGAAATCCCTCGCAACGGGTAACACCGGTAAGGGAACCTCTGATTGGTCTGCAGGTCAGTGTCTTAAACGGCTGCCATCTTCCAAGGTTTATTGTCTCTTCTTTCGCGTTGTTTCCCTCAAATACAATGTCCGGGAACACATCGCTCCAACAATATTCATTACTGGTAATTATGTTGAGAACAGCATCATAGAACATTCTCGTCATAAATCCAGAATGGGAGGACATAAGGTTTGGTGTGTTTGGGTAATGCCCCATTACAAACGATATAAAAAACTCTCCCAGTGTGGTCTTGCCGGTGCCAGGAGGCATTGATATTGATAGAATATCCAACTCATCATCAATAAGCCTCTGCATCTTCTGTACAAGCCAATAAATCTTATTTCTTCGTGGCTGATAGTATCTGTCCTCTGGATCTCTGTTCTTTTCCACATAGAGCAGATAAGAGTCAAAATCCTTATGTTCCTGTGCCAAGAACAAAAGAGCCTTATTGTACAAATCGTAATATTTAATATCTCCTGTCGCACATAGTCTCAGTGCAAGGAATCTGACCTTATTCGCTAATTTCCGCGAAAGTTCTTTATCTTCCCGGATAACCTCATTTGCCATTCCGAGTAAGGACAGAAGATTGTCATAGTCACTCAGATCGCTTTTCAGAAGCCTTACGATAATCTCTTTATTCGATAGTTCGTGTTGAGCCATGAAAATTCATCCTTTCTCACGGCTCTACACGGCTCTGTAATATTTAAGGTTTTACCACATTCACTGACGCACGGATTGTAATGCCACGGCGCGCCGGATTTTCGTTTGTTTCAAATTTGATAAAACCCTCGTCGGCAAGTTTTAACCCTATTCTGCTTGCCAATTTTCCATGAACATATTCTGTTGCACCATCGCGGCCCGCATTGAATATATCCATCTCCATGCACTCGGCATATCTTTCTATCGGTCTTTCATCATACCTCACTTGAAACAGAGGTTCTTCTATCTGCGGCTGCGGTCGTGTTCTCCGTTCCGGTCTCTTTCTCCAATGTGGTTTGTTTGCCGTCCGTCTCTGTCTGCGCATCTTTTCCTCCCTCCGCATTTTTTCGATCTCTCACACTCTTACTGCAAACGCTCAGAATAACCATATTGAGATGCTTATTCTGTTCTTTGAGCTGAGAGTTCTGTTCCAACAGCAGCTCATTCATCTGTGTAATTTCTTTCTTCACTTCATTGTTGGACTTTGCATCTTTCCAACCCACAACAATGTAAAGTGCCAATATCGCAATCCAAATGATTGCTAAAATAACATCTAACATTCTTTTATTCCTCCGGCATATAATAAACTCCGCAGCTATACGCTGTAACATCCGCCTGTCCGTTGCCACGAACCATGATAATGCTATGATCCATTGCCAGATCCTTTACGGCATTCTCAGATATGTTGCAATTCTTAGCCACTATCATATCAGGAGGAAAAGCGTTTCCGAGTAACTGTTCAAATACTTCTTTCCCTCTCTGTTCTGTGTCGTAAGCTGCAAGTGTGTAATCATCGGCAGTAATTCTTTTTCCGTTGAGTGCAATGCTTTTGATATTGCCGATGTTCACTACGTTGCTACGATCCTGGTCTACAATATACATCTCTGATCCTCCAACCACTTATTATCAAAATAGCAGAATCCAAACACGGCTGCTCCAATCAAAATTACCCATACAACCCAGAAAATTACCAACCCGGCAGTCCCATTTGAAACCATATAGTCCACCGCTTCATCTATCGTATCTGCCTGAATGAACGGTGTTCCGTCCTCTATGGTATTATCTTTGAGATTGGCATAGATAACTCCGCTGTATTCCGTGTTGATAACATAGTACAAATACCTCACATGGGACGATTGCTTAATCGTGTCATACAGGTAAGACCCCGGCATCTGGATTTTTCCATACGGAAACTCCACACCAAGGAATGACACCGTTTGACTATGGTTTTCCCAACTATCGTAGTAATCCCACGAATAATATACCTCCGTGGTGTAATAAGTCTGTGTTTTCCCATTTACCGTCCGTGTATGTGCCACCTGTCTCGTATGTTGGTTGTAGTGTTGTTCCTCAACCTTTATGTAGGCAGCTGGTACTCCACCTATGCCCGGATCTGTAACAGGATCTACTGCCACCAGATTTCCTTTCACAAACGCATTTCCTACATCAGTTCGCATACCGTACTGAAACAGTTCTGCATTTCCATCAATCTGCATGGCTTGATAGTATTCCTGATTCTGTTCGTCATTGTGTGAAGCTATCTTTTCACTAATGAAAAATCCACCCATAAGCATGATAAGGATAATGACGATGCTAAACATCAGTTCGCGCACCGTCATATCCCAACCGTTGCCGGAGTAGATTATCTTACTCCCTTTTCTCATAGGCTTATTCTCCAAACAGATTGCTTACAGGCTGTCTGTCCTCTTCGCTGTATTCCAGATAGTCGTAATTGATAACCTCATATCCCATAATTCCCAAGATCTGCTTATGAGGGAATTTACGCACATATTTCTTATACGCCCTTACCTCATTATTGTAGGCAGTGCGGTACTGCAGGATCATATTCTCTGTGGTTGAAAGCTCATTCATCAGTTCCTTGTAATTCTCATTGGATTTTAATTCCGGGTATGCTTCGGCAACCGCAGCTATGGAAGTTGTCACATTCTCAATATCTGTGGTGCTGCCATTGTTTCCTCTTGCTTCTACGACATTAAGAAGAGTCTCTGCCTCATGCTTATCGTACTCCTTGACGCAATCTGCCAGATTGTAGATAAGATCCGTTCTGCGTTTCTCCTGTGCCTGAATATCAGAGTCAGCCGTAAAGACCTGTTCCTCCAACGAAACCGCTCTGTTGTTGGTACTTACGAAAATTCCTGCTATCAGTAATACAAATTCGGCTACGATGCCGACAATAATCCCTGTTCCTTTATTTTTCATTGTTGTTGCCCTCCATCTTTATCATAAATTTGTTTTCTGCCAATACGATTCCTCCGGGAGTTTCCGTGAATATTGGCTCTGTTCCGTTGTAAATCTGAAATTCCACATCATTCCGGCAGACGGCATCTCCGCCGTCCATCGGAATAGCTGCCAGAACTTCTTTTGTATCGGTCTTATAGACCACCACTGTTGTCATATTGCACCTCACATGAAGTAATCATAACCGACACCATACTTTGCCATGATAAGACTCTTTGCCATTTCCTCTAACTTCTGGTGTTCGGTTGCGTCCAGATACACACCCTCATAGGTTCTACCCTGACATCCCATCCAGTCATACTTGCAATGTAAAAGTTCATGCACAAGATCCTTTTCCATGCAATGTTTGAACAGTGTATTATTCTCTTTGTAAGATTCATCGCTGAGTAACTGGATGTTCGCCTGGCTGGATTCAAATACGAATGTGTTATATCCAGCAGCGTCAATTACCTCTTCTCCGTCAGGGTTCATAATCTTATCCTTAACGTGTGCCAGTATCAGCCATCCATCAAGGAATAATCTGTGTTGCCACTCTCTCAGGCACTCTTCTAACTGCTCCTGGTCTTTGAATATGTCTATCGGTTTTTGTTTCCCATCTCTCTTTTTGAGAGTTCCACAAGTATTGTTCTCAAAAGCCGCACCGTCCGCAACGGAAAAGCACCATTTATCTCCATATCTGCGGCCGCACACATAATCCCCTATCTTTACCGGTATTTCGCATCCGCACTGATTTCCTACGTTGGTAATGAGTACCAACCCACCTTTTACGGTGCTATGGTCTATGAAAAAGTTCTCTCCGCTGGCAGTCATATAATCATCAATTTTCTTACCGCAAGTAAGCAGATCGAACATTTCACGCTGATTTTCCCCAGTCCACATCATGGTTTTTACTTCATCCGGGGACTTTGGTTTCAAGTTCAAATTATCCATCATTCGCTCTCCTTTACTTTCTTGGCAGATTTTACCTTGATTTTCTTTCTACCGAACTGCTGATATACCAGAGCAGACGCATGAACACTGTCCGTGCTGCATACGGTAACAGTTCTGCGGATTGGTTTTCTCTCAATGGTTTCAAACACTACTTTGTACCACCGTTGTTTCATTGGTTCTGCCCTCCTGTATTCTTCCGTATATTCTTTCGCACTTTTCGGCGTGTTCACATCTGATTGTGGTTAATACCTTTGGGGTCTGATCCGCCAATACAGTAATATCAACCTTATCAACGTCAGCTTCAAAATCAGGGCAGAAAGCACAATAATCTTTCACTCTGAGTTCCATTCCATTATCCATGACAGCCCACCGCCTTTAACATACTGATTTTCTCTACCAGAACATCAACCGTTGCGTTGAGCTTGCTGTTCTTAATGCAAACTTCCTGATAATCCTCATATAATTTTCCACCATTCAGCATTTCAGTCTGTTCCTTGACTGTGGCATCCAGCTCTGCATTGAAACTTTCAAGCTGTTCAATCTGTTTCCTCAGATTATCATTCTCTTTTTCTACTTTCGCATTTCTTTCTTCCAAAGATTTCTTGTTTGCTTTCAGTTTTTCAACCTCGCTCGTAAGTTCTCCGAGTTTCTTTATCATTTCCTGTTCAGACATGGTTCCCTTTTCCTCCGTCTCTTCTACTCCGAGAAGTACCTTAATCTGTTTCTTTGAAATGTGATACGCCATTGCAAGGGCAGCTATGGATTCCCCGGAAGAATACTTTTGCTCAATCTCTGTTTTCTTCACGGAAATATCCACACCATTCGTATTGAACATACGCTTGTAGCCGCCCTCTTCCAGAATTTCTACTATCGTCTGCGTGTCGCACGCATTTAAGTCCGCAAGAATGGGTATCTGTCTCTTATGGTTCTTCGCCAAGCGGTAATCCATTAAGATTTGTCCCTTATCCATTCTTACCTCCCTGTTTTACCCCCCCCCACGGAGAAAAAGTCCTCATGGATTGCCTTGATAACTTCCGCATCGTAGAGTGCATTGTGTTTTTGGCCTTTCGGCAAATCAATTCCTCTGTCTGTAAGGAGTTGTTCTCTCGAAATGTCAAAAGCTGCCTTTTCTGAAATATTCAGGATCATTGAAATATCTTGGCAGAGATCATGGCAAAACGGATTGATGTACTCCGGCAGCAACATGGCTCCATCTGCAATCAGTTCGCATAATAAAACCATATCGTAATGGCATACATCAGATACAAACTGAATATCATCTCCGAAACCATCAAGCCAATTAAGTAATGCCGTTCTCACATCGTCCCTGTTGCCGATCACTCTTGTCGTAAGCTCATCCTCTTCCAGTTCCTTTTCCAACTCCGTGTTGCCACTCAGGAGCAGATGATCCAGAACATTCTTGGTAATCCAATCATCGCACTGTGTCTCATCATAATCGGTCAGTTCCGCATAAAACCTTTCGCCCTCATCAGAAACCAATCCGATACTTACGAGCGTTGTATTCTGATGCAGACCGGTAAACTCTGTGTCAAAAAATATCTTTCTCATTCAGTTCCCTCCGCTTCATCCGGGATCTCCGGCACAGCTTCAAAATTCACTCTCAGATACCGTTCAAACAATGAAGCGCAGACCATTGTGTAGCTGTATACTTCCTTGTCAAGAACCTCATCCTTGATAGAATCTGTAATCTGAGTCATCATAATTGCTGTCGGAGCCGTTGATTTCTCATTCTCAAAGGCTTTCAGCATAATGTTGCCATCATATCCCTTGGCAAATTCCCTCAGCGTCATTGGTTATTCCTCCGATTTCTGTGCCTTTTTAGCTTTCTTGGCAGCTTTCTTTGCCTCTTTTTCAGCCTGTGCCATCTCAGGAATGAACTCACGGAAGATGTTGTTGTAATTTCCGTTGTTGCCAGCCCATTTCTTCACGATAGCCATAGCCAGACCGGCTTCCTCGGAATAGGTATCAGCCTTTTTAGGCTTACGAATGGTTACTTCCTTGCCATCAACAACCTTTTTCTTGATTTCCACGTTATCCATGCAGTTTACAACTGTCTTTGTTCCGTCAGACCAAAATACGATTGTTGCCGGATTCTGGAACAGGACTTTCTCAATACCGTATGCTCCAATAGGCTTGTCCTCAACCATTGCTTCTACACACAGTTTGTTCCAACGATACGGGCTACCGCATACATGATTGATCTTTCCTGCGTAAGTCGTGCCGTCCTCGCACTCGATAGTTACTCTCTTAAATTTCTTGTCCGCTAAACTTCTATCCATATTGTCCTCCTTAACACCTAACTGGTTAAAAATGTCTCCAAATAATGTTTCTCCCGGAATAGCGCATGATGCTATAACCTGATCTCTTAACAATCCGATTGTGGCATTTTGGCATTTCTGTGAGAAATCCTCTGTGATACTCGCAACCGGTATATCATCAAAATCCGGCCATGGTTCTCCGAGACAGCGTGCTCTTTCGATGCTCACTCTCCGACACTGTTCTGCCGATGATGCTGCCGTTACCTGTCTTGCATTTTCCCACCATCGGTTTTCGGTAAATGCCGAGTGTTGCATCACTCTGTCAAATGTTTGTAATGGCGGTATCAGCCGTTCTTTCGGTAATCCAAAACGTTCAAAACCCTGCATAGCAAACGCTATCGGATCGGGTAAATGTGCCGCTTCCGGCGGTCTCCACGGTTTCTTTTCTTTCTCTTCCATTGGTGTCCTCCTTGTAATTTATTATCAAGGGCGGTATGCCCTTAATCTCATGTTGAAATTGCTCTCGATTTTCGCTACCACGCAGTCCTCTTTCAGTATGCACTTGGCGCATTTTTCGAGATTTCTGTAAGGTTCTCTGCCAAAACATGGGCGAAACAGCTTATTTATGGCAGATTTCTTCATTTTCACTTCAAAAGGTATTTCAAAACCATCTTTCAGATGTGAAATATCCGGCATATCATACTCTTCATCCAGTGTAGGCTCAGATATTTCCTTAATTTCCGCAAGCGGTATGGGATCTCCGAGACGTTCATCCATGATAAAGAGCTGTGGTCTGGTCTCATTTTCCATCAATATTCCTCCTATGCCTCTATCAGTGTGAATACACGTTTATACACATCCTTATCCGGCAGACACCGCAATTTATTCAGTGTTGTGTTTCCAAGATAAACATTATATGTGCAATCCCCTATGGTTAATGTTCCTATGCTGACCGGATCATTCAGATCCACTTGTACGCTATTGCGCTTATTCAGTATCGCCCGTATGGTCTTGCATACTTCCTCATTTTCTTTTTCTGATGCAAGGCAATCAAAACACGGATTTTTATTCTTTGATGATCTCATAATATGTTCCCTCGCACTCTTTCGGAGCCATAGTTCCCCATCCGTCAGCCTTTCTCAGTTCATAATGGGTTCCTCTGTCGATGGCAAAGAGTTCTTCCCCCTTGTCAATGGTCATTTCCATATTCTTCTCAATGTCGTTTACGACAATATCCTGTAAGAAACGTGCTATCATGTCTTTTTCTCCTTTCCCACTCCGGCAAACGCCGGATTCGCATACAGCTTTTCAGTAGGCCATCCCATGTGATGATACAGTTTTTCCATAAATTCAAGGCACTCCGCTTTGTCATACGCCAATAGGAAACACAGTAATTGTTCTCTGTTATACAGCACTGACGGGCCGGCTCCCATTTTGATGTAATCGTAATCCGGGTAACGCACCTGAAACTCATTCTGTGTTGCTGCCAATATCTCAAATTTAACTGCTGATCCATGCGGTTCCCTTATGCAATGTCTGAATGGTAAGAAATTCATACTCTCTCCCTCATTTTGGAAAGTTTCTGTTTGGATCTCTCCTGTGCCTTTTTGATATGGCTTTCCTCTTTGTCCATTTTCTTGATGCACTTATCAAGTCGTTCTGCGTATGGATTGCCCTTAATGTCTTTCTGGGAACACTCCATGATGAAAGCCTCCCTTGCCTCAGACTGATAGACCGGTCCCATGCGCCATTTCTTTTCCTCTCTTGCCTCAGTCCAAATCAGCACCGCAATTTTCAATACGAACCACACTGTATTTAGCAGTACCAATGCGATTACTACCGCCACTATCGTTTTTACCATTTTGATTATCCCTCCTTTGAATTTTCTATACCATCCTTGCACCCGTATACGGATCGCATCTTTCACACGCTCCCGTTCCGTACCAAGGGCATCTGTCGCATATCAGCAATGCCGTTGGTCTGCCGGATGCATTTCCGCCCAAAAGTGATATGGGCCTATCTGCGTCCCTGACCCATGTTCCCTTTTTATTTTTCGGGAAATTTTGAGAATCACTGTTCCAACCGTCCATCCAGATATTCCTCCGTCTGTGTTTCTGCTCCCACAATCTTGCCAAGGTTATACCCACCTGTGAAGATGAGACCTATCGCAAGCACAATGAGGGTTAGTATCAACATCCGCCGTACAACTGAATTTTCCCACGCGTCTGCCGCTATGTTTTTGAACCGGTTCAAGATTCTTTTTGCAGTGATTTTCTTTCGGAATGGATTTCCCCTTACCCTCCCGGATGTAAGAAACCTCTTCCACATATTCTCGCAGTTCTCATTGCATATCTCTGTAAGCGGACATTCACAACATTTCTCCATTGCGTATGCTACTGCGCTTGCTATTTGTTCAGCATCTTTCATGGTCTTTCTCCTTATGAGGCGCAAGCCTCCGCCGATTTTTATTTTTCGCCTGTTATCGTTTCTACGAGCAGACGTGACGGTATCCTCATTATGAGGTCATTGCACATTTGATTCAGACGATGGTTTTCATCCGCAAGCGTATTTACCATGAGATACAATCCCTCTTCTCTGGTAAGTTCTCCATTCTCTATCATCTGGTATATGTGGAATACCGTTGCATTGGTCTTAATATGTGTTTCTGAAATCCCCTCGGTGTACGCCTCTGTCATGCAGTCCGGTTGAACTTCCGCAGCGTGTCCTCTTTCCATTTGTCCCATGCGGTCTGTTTCTTCTCTCTGCATACTTCCGCCTCTCTCTGCTCATTCTGTGTTACTGTTTCTTTGTTCTGTTCCATATTTCTCTCTTTCTATGCCGGTAGGCATCCGCCGATTTTGGATTTTGGGGTTTTGTAAACCTTTCACTTTCCATCTGTTATCTGGATGCCGTATCTGTACTTACATTGTAAATTGGGTGGTTTACGGTAATAAGGTTCTTTGCCATTTTACGATTTGGGTGGTTTGGGGCTTTTTAATTTTTTGGGAACTCAGAGGGGTGAGTTGCCCCGGGAACGATCCACCACACACCCCCGCCCCAGGTTATAAGCTGCCGGACCTCTGCGCCCTGGCATCCTACCAACCGCCGCCGGATCTGTCCGAGTTCGTAAAAGTAAAAGAAAACGAACCGCAAAACCGCATAAATGCTATATGTTTATATCTCCGTCCGTGTCTGCCGGATCTTTTCCGCTCATTTCCACCGGTAAACGCTGCGCAATCTCTGCCGCTGTTGGTAGTTCTGCCGCCTGTTTTCCAACGTTTAGATCTATCTTTTGCGCCGCCTGTGTATATCCGTGGTTGTTGTTCATATCCGTAGCAAATACGATCGGCGGGATCTTGCCAGCAAAGGCAAGTTGTTTCTTAAATGCTGCTATACTTGTTTTTAGTCTTTTTATTGTGTCAGAATACGCACCCGGGCGGGCTGTTTCCCAATTATTAAGCGTTTCTCTAGAAATCCCGGCAAAACTACAAAAGCCCTCTACATCAGGCACCAAGCGCACACCCTCCGCCGCTCTATCCTTAATATATAAAATGTACTTTTCCGCTACCTCTGTAAATTCTTCTACGGTTTCCAACTTTCTAGGGCGTCCCCCTTTGTTCTGTACCTCTCCGCCCTCCGGCGTTTCCTCTGTCTGTAAGAATCCAGTTAAAAAGGCATCACATAAAGCCGCCGTTGTTTCTGCGTCCGTTGGTTCATAGTCGCGCCCCTCCTTAAAACGTTTATAACTCTGTTTCCTTACTCCGTTTTCGTCTCTCTGTGCCGTTTCTTTCTTCTCTGTTGCCATCTCTGCGCCCTCCTTTCCTCTGTGCCCTCTGTGGCGGTCCTACGTTGTCACATGGGCAAAATAAAAAGGACACCGGGAAAAGCTTTCTTGTGCTTCTCTCTGTGCCCTACGTTCTACTTTTTCGGCTATCCTTATTTATTTATATGTGGATCTGCTCCGCCCTCCGGCGGCTCTGTTATTTCTATTTCAATTCCGCAACCAATGGCGGCGGCGTATTTCTCCATATCGTCAAGCGTGAATTTATCGGCGTTTAGTCTCTGGTTTACATTCTGCCGGGACACGCCCAGACGGTCCGCCACCTCTTGCACCGATACCCCGCGCCGCTTCATCATTACGCGCATCTTTTCGCCAAAACTCAACCGCACCGGCTCCGCCCTCCTTTCTGTTCTATACTCTTATATATTATAGGAATCTGCGCCGCCTGTCAAGTCTGCCGTTTACATGGTAAACACTGCGCCTGGGTTTTCTTGCACTTTGTAAAGTGTACAATTTACACAATAAGCCGCCCTTATTTTGTTTAGTCGGCTATACATATTTCACAAACCGCAATAGTTTGTAAATTTACCGCTTGACTTTGTAAAGAATAAGCTTTACAATACAAGCATAAAGAACGAACCGCAACGGACAACAACGAACCGCCGGACGTTCAACAAAACAAACAAGCGCAGGCAAGGGCGCACGGTGTACCCCAAAAGAACAACGCACCGCAGACCGGACCAAGGGAATCAACCCGGACCAAGGCAACGGCGGCGCGGCACTTATTAAGACGAGACCGAAACACACGCCCCACCGCCTCCGGCTTGTATCTCCTGTGAGGGCTGCCCCCTGTGGTAATAAGTGCATATATCAGGCAAAAGGAAAATTGTAAACCTGTGCTAGGGTGTACCAATTCACACCGCACATATAAAAAAGATAATTGAGTTATTGGAAGTATGAAAGCACTTTGAAACTTTCAGAACCGCACGAGATCGGGAAAGCGGTATAAAACCGGCCCGGCATTGAGTGAAAGCAGTTAGCACTTTTACAATGATTAACGCCCCCGACGCTCCCAGGGGAAAGCGGGAACCGCTCCGGAACTATTGAGCCGGGGCGATGGCTGGAACGAGTTGCCTATATACACGCAGCATAAAAGGGAATAGGACAGGCGAACCCCTGAAAGCCGCCGTCTGCAAGTCTGACGCAAACGACTATTGAACCAAATAAAAAAGGGCGATCCGCTACACCTACCAAGCGACACGGACCGCCGCCACCCCTCCGGGGCTTGTCTCCTATTATAACAGGCTTTCCCGGATGGAACAACAGAAAAGAGAGGGAAAGACCATGACAGCAGAAAAAGTTATTGAATCTTTGAAATTCACAGCAACAGAGGCAGACGAACAAAAGGACCTTTTTACACCGTCCCACGTTCTCTATAAGTGCCGCATTATCAACCCGGCAAATAATCGCCGCTATACATTTGATTATCAATGTAACCCAAGCGCAACGCACGAGCCGACAAAAGAAGATTGTTTATATTGCATTTTGTCTGATGCTTCTTGTGTTGAGAGCTGCGCAGATGAGGCGGACTTTTTAACAGAGTTTGGATATATTGACGGCGGAGCGGATCAGATTAGAAAAGGCTTGAAAGCGTTTAAGGCTTGCCAGAGAACAAAGAAAGCTATTAAAAGACTTTTCACGGCTGACGAGATCGAAGCTCTGCAGGCACATTTTGAAAACTACTAAACCGATAGAAACGAGGCGCGCGCCCTCCGGGGCGCTCCCTCTCAAAATATAGGAGGCTTATATATTATGATGACATTATCAGAGGCGAAAGCCATTTATAAAACGGGCGGCGGTCATTTCTTCGACCGTGAAACGTTCAAATATTGGGGATCTCGTATAGAATCCGCTTTGTATAAAAACCGCTGTTTTGTTACCAGTGAAAACAATTTTGACGGCAGCCGTAGAGCTTACACCGTGCGCCGGTTCTCTCCTGACTTTCTGCATATTGAAACCGTGGGAGAGTTTCAACAGTACGCACTTAAAGAAACCGCCAGAGAGGCAGCAAAGGAGGCCTAAACCATGAACAACGCATATATTAAAAATCTTTTATCTATCAACAAAAAAGCTTTTCAGTTTTTGCATGATGTCGAGGGCTTCGACTTTGAAAAGCCGTATTTTATCACACAGCAGCCCGGGAAATTTACCGCAAACACGGTTAAAAAGGCAGTAGCCGAGACAATGAACCCGGCAGCGTGTAAAATCTCCGTTTTTATTGTTCCTACCGCTTCGCGATGTCTGCAAGATTTATATTTCGCTGTGCTTAAACTCAACAATTTTTCAGCTTGTCGCCGTGATGGTGTTAGTTATTGGAATTATAGAGTCGCTGCCCCTGGTCTTGATATAGATTATTGTTTTAATATTAGAGACTTTGAGGAACTGCGCAAGAAACAGACTGAAAGCATTTTTATAATCGCCCAGGATAAATGCTATATAAAAGAACCAGAAACAAAAATATTTAATGTTTCCCGGCGGTATACTCTGGACGATGCCAGAAAGAGCACGGACGGACGCGGAAACGATTATATAAAATCCTTAGTATTGACCGCCACGGATGGCAGCGGCGCACGTTTCACATACGAACCATACAACACATTTTACGGAAATGAAAAACGATCCGCGGATATTGCGGACCATATCGACAAAAGCGGCTACTTGTTACGCCCTCACCGCTTCGCATTGATGGAGAGAGCAGAAACATTGAGACGGACCAGAAAACAGGCAGAGGCAGACAACGCCGACTATACAAATGAGATAGCCGAACTGCAGAAACGCATTGACGCAACTAGAATTTTATTATCTAACGCCGTTTTGAATTGTCAGGACGCAACCGCGGCGCGTGGCGTGTCTAACAAGATGAATTATTTTTCTTATGCTCTTTCTTACTTTGAGACATTCAAAGAAAAAATAAACAGCAAGCGTTATGCAAGTATTGAGCGCATCAATTCAGATATTGAAGATATAAAAGATAAGTTGGATCATTGCGCAGAGTAAGGCGGACGGCGGCGGATCATCCGCCCCGGCTCCGCCGGATATATTGAGAGATCGGAGACTTTAGGATGGCTTATAAATATCTGAACCGCTCCGCAGTATTGGAACATCTGCAAGAGGGGCAAACAGTAAATATTGATGAATATATAGAAAAGCTGCGTTTTTTTAAGAAGTACACCGACAACCAAGGAACCTATATAACGGATCGCCGCTATATTGAGTATTCAGAAATAGGCTTGCACTATTACAAGTTTGATACATTGATAAAGTTTTTTGAAAATTTCAAGCATGAGAACGGCACGAAAAAAGCATTGATAACCTTTAGCAAAAACCATTGTTTACAATGCGAGCCGGTAAGAGATTAAGGAGGTTTATATCATGGGATGGGATTATACACACGCAACACACTACACCAGAACCGGAGCTATTGACAAAAAGGCAGAAATTGACGAGCTTTACACCTGGCAGAACGACACGAAAAAATATGAGGTTGTCCGCTCTTGCATGGTCGGGGCTACATATTACGCCGCAGTAAAAGCAACCGTATTGAGCACCGGAGAGGTTGAGACATTCGCCGCCGTTGCATTGGCGCACACAAACAACCGGGATTATTTCAACTTTGGAGTTAAGACGATGGAGGAAAGCATGGGACCTTGTGAAGATCATTGCCCGGCTTCGATTCTCTCTCTTCTCTCCCCTACTGATTCAGAATATGCCAATAGCTGGCGCGAGAGATGCAGAAAGAACATTGAATCAAAGAAAGATCCGCACGCATTAAAAAATTTACCTGTCGGCGCAGTGATCCGCTTTACTCTCCACACTGGGGAAAGCATTGAACTATTGAAGCACGCCGCGGCGTATCAGTTCAAACGCCCTTTCTGGTTCTGCCAATCATCCGGCCACTATATGCCAGTAACCAGGATCCCGGCAAATTATGAAGTAGTCACAGCATAGCATATTGAGTTTAGGAGGATAAAAAACCATGAATAATACAGCATTGAGAATTGAGAACGGTATGAGCAGTTTTGAGTTACTGCAAGCCAAGGTGTCAAGCCTTGAAGCAACAGAAAAGCGAATGAGCATTGAAGAGGATCGCCGCATGGCTGCCATTGATGCGATGGATCGCACCTATAACAACCCATCCACACCACGCCGCACACGCTTTGAGCTTTCTATTGAGCTTCCTATTCAGCGTGAGGCGTTGAAGAACTACCACAATGAGCGCAGCCGGGTATCTGCCGAGCTTCGAGGATTGAGAACAGCTATTGACCTGATCTTGACCGTTTCCAACTACGGCGGAGAGGTTACACCCGGAAACCGCCGATTGATTGAGAGTATTTTAATCTAATACGTTACATTGTAACGATATGTAACACGTTGTAATATGGAGGTAACACAAATGTTGGATTTTGAAAAATTGATTTATAACGATATTAACAAAGAGGAAACGCCGGTATTGATAAACTTTGAATACTCAAAAAAGGCTGAGGACATTGAGAGTTTTCTATTGTACGATTTAAGTGAGGACGATGTGCCGGAGGATGATGAAATACAAAGCATTGATTTTGATTTATACATTTTTAACATGGATAACTTCAAAGTAGAATGTACCTTGCACGGTGCTGCCGGGGATTACTTTATCGGAGATTATATTGAGAGTATGCACAATGCTTTTTCATGGCTTGAACAAATACCGGCAGACATTATGGCAGAGATTAAAGCTATTTTTGCAGATAAGGAGGATATGTAAATGTTAAAGATGTCATTTTATGATGGAACTTTAGACAGGATAAAGGCAAGGGAAGTTGTTGAGGCATCCGAAAAGCCTTTAATGTTCCGATATGGTTTTGCTTTTAGGGGCGCAGAGAAAAGACCCATAACCAGAGAAAAGGCATTGAACATTATTGAGGATTCAGGGAATTATCTGGATATAACAGAAACCGACAACGAGATCCTTTTGAATACTTTTTCAAGTAATGATATGTTGTAGGAGGTATGACATGGTAGTTATTTCATTGACAGATAGAGAACAGACATTATTGAGTGATAGTGTATTGACGATGATAGAGAACGCCGGACAGGCGCAACGCCTTGTATGTGACACCGAATCACAGAAAGCTATTGACATACATATCAAAGAATTACAGGCATTAAACAGAAAGTTGTGTACTACCGGCATCCGGTAAAGAAAGGATTGAGAACCATGAGAAAGAAAAGCGTATTTATTAACTGTATGGAAGCATTGACCGCAAATAGAAAACACAGCGAAGCCCGCGCACTTCTCAATGCAGGACTGAAAGAGTCCGCAGAGAGACAGACCGCCGCTACTGCTCCGGCATATGAGCTTACAAAACCTTATATCTTCCCTACCGTTGAGGGCAATATGACTTATCACACATCATGGGGATCTCACGGAGTAAAGAATGAAGCTGAAACCATATTGAGTGTATTGAACTCTTTCCGCCTCCGCTCCACCCTTGCAAAGATCAACCAGGGGCCACGCCTTACACAGTATGTTATTGAACCGGCTCCCGGAACTCAGGTGCAAGCCATTTTGAGACGTGAAAAGGAATTTCAGGCAGCCTTACACTGCAACGCCTCTTTGAGATTTGATAATGGCTATGTGTATATTGAGGTTCCGACTGGTACAGAAACCGTGTTCCTGGGCGATATGCTCATTGATAATGAGTACCAGTCCACCGATGGTTTCACAATGGCAATCGGTATGGCGGTTGATGGTTCTAAGCATTACATTGATATTGCCAAGGCTTGCCACATCCTTATTTCTGGTATGACCGGATCCGGTAAATCAATCGTGCTGCATAACCTCATCTTATCTCTATTGATGAAAAAGAATCCAGCACAGATGCACTTATATATCATTGATCCGAAAGCAACAGAGTTTGAGTATTATAAGAATCTTGCAGCGTGTACGGTTGTTTCTGATGTAAATGGTGCGGTTGAATTATTGAAGAACCTTTGTATTGAGATGGATCGCCGCTACTCCGTCCTTGCCTCTACCGGCTGCCGTGACATTGACAGCTACAATGCAAAATTCGCAGACGCTCCTATGAGACGTGACATAGTTTTCATTGATGAGCTGTCCGACCTTATGAGCATGGGCGGTAAATCCGTTGAGGGACATATTGTAAGAATCGCACAGAAAGCCCGTGCCTGTGGCATCCACCTTGTAATCGCTACACAGTACCCGATTGCAAAGGTTGTTACCGGATTGATTAAGGCGAATATGCCTACAAAGATCTGTCTCCGTGTTGGTACAGTCACAAACTCTATGGTCGCATTGGATATGGCCGGCGGCGAAAAGCTCATGGGACATGGCGATATGCTCTTTCTCCCTAACGGTTCTCTTTCCCCGGTAAGGTTGCAAGGTGGGTTTGTATCTGAGACGGCAATCAACAATGTTGTTGCCGGTTTGATGAAAAATCAGTAAGTAGGAGGGTTGTTAGAATGGCAGGAAAGACAACAACAGCTTGTACGCATGAGCAGTATGAGACTATCATAAAAACTTTATATGAGGGCATTGGAGACTGCATACAGCCTAATCCCCGGATTGCTACGATCCTTGTTATTGAGGCGAATGTAGGTCTCCGCATTGGCGATACACTCTCCCTCCGGCGTTCCTCTTTCATTAAGACGCCCTCCGGCCACGCTTTCAATATTATTGAGCATAAGACCGGAAAGGTTCGCCGCTTCAAGGTGCAGGAGCAGGTCTACAACTTTCTCCTTGAGTATGCGGATTCCGAGGGTATTGAGGGCGATGATCTGATATTCCCTATCGGTGTCCGGGCAGTGCAAAAGCATCTGAAAAAGGTTTGCGACTGGCTCGGTCCTGGGTATGAGGATATATCCACCCATTCGTTCCGTAAATACTTCGGAACAGAGATTTACTACAAGAACGGAAAGGACATTGAACTGGTCCGCCGCCTGTATCAACACAGTTCCGCCGCCGTTACAGCTCGTTACTTGGGTGTTACGGACGAAAAGATTGAACAGGCATTAGATTCCCACGTTGATATTATTTACCGTCCCAAATGAGGCGCATATATAGTAATGGTTCCTTATAAGATTTGTCTATTTGAGTGTCGTGTAACAGGTTTCTGGCAGTTTTTAATGTGAAAACTGCTGCCGGTATGAGGGTTGATAACGGCATACACCATCCCTTTGTTGGTTGACAGGTTTTCCGGCTTTAATGCGAAACCGGATAAGGATAGTGGGATCTCCTGACATTCGCGTATCTCCGGCGGAGCGCACGATGCCGCTTGATAAGAACGTGTCCAAATAGACAAATGCTATAAGGAACCATTGAAGAAATGGAGGTCTTAGGCATGATTGATATTACAAACTGCAATAAAATCATAGTCGATACCATCGGGAAAACAGAGAAGATCATTGAATGGTATCAGCAAAATAAAGATTGGTTGGATGCCGAAGAGTTCCGCATCCCCATCCCCTCCGCATTGGTTGAGCTGCCGGAGGAAGATATTAAATTCTATTATGAGCAGGAGGGTGTATTCGTCAGGCTGCATCTGTATATGGGTGGCGTGTATGTCTGCAATTATCGGTATGATCCGAAAACTCAGGAAATCGAAAACATTGTCTTTCCTGCCGGATTAAGCAAAGAGAAACGAAAGGTTGCCCGGATGGTTCTTGCCGCTGACAGAACGCCATACAAGGAGGCATTGAAGTTCCACTCTCTCATGTGTTTTGCAGCTCATTACCGCAACTGCATCGAGACTACGGAACAGAAAGAGAAACGTATTTCTCATAAGCATCGAAAAAGCCTCCGCCGTTCCGGCGGTGCTACACCACTGATAACCACATACCGCATTGATAGCAGACCTATTCCTGCAGACGGTACAAAAAGGCACTACACAAAACCTACCGAACAGGTAAGTGTGAGGGGATTTTACCGAACCACCAAAACAGGAAAACGTGTATGGGTTCGACCTTTCACAAAATACAACGGAAATTCTGGAAATAATAAAACATACAAAGTATAGGAGGATCACTATGAGTAATTTGAAAGTATATGCAAAAACCATCGAAGATGAGGCTTTGGAACAGATTAACACTCTTCTGTCTCAGGATGCCTTTAAGGACTGCAAGGTTCGTATCATGCCGGATGTTCATGCCGGTAAAGGATGTGTTATCGGTTTTACTGCCGACCTGGGAGATAAAGTAATACCTAACATCGTTGGGGTTGATATTGGATGCGGTATGCTTTGCGTTAGTTTAGGGCATAGGGATTTTAATGCTGTTACATTGAATACTTTAGATCGTGTTATCCGCACCTATGTTCCAAGTGGGAAAAATGTGCATGATGGGCGGCAAATGCGTTTTGAAGAATTGAAAGAGCTTTATTGTTACCGGGAATTAAAAGATACCAAGCGTCTCGAACGCTCTATTGGCACTCTCGGTGGCGGCAACCATTTTATTGAGGTTGATGTTGCGGAGGACGGTTATAAGTATCTGGTTATCCATACCGGCAGTCGCAATCTTGGGAAACAGGTGGCAGACTACTACCAGAACCTTGCCTATGAGTTGATGTGTGGCAAAGATGATCTGTATGATCGTCAGGAAAAACTCATTGCCGACTACAAAGCCGCCGGAAGAAAATCTGAGATTGAATCTGCAATCAAGGAGCTGCACCGTAACTTTCGTGCTGTCACTCCGAAGTTGCCGAAAGACCTCTGTTATTTAGATGGTAAGTACCGTGAACAGTATTTACATGATATGCGTATCTGCCAGAAGTTTGCATATTTCAACCGTGTGATGATCGCACAGATTATCTGTAATCACATGGGATGGGGAGTTGACGCCGATATGCCGGATTATTTTGAGTGCATCCACAATTATATCGACCACGACTCCAACATCGTCCGTAAAGGTGCTATCTCTGCCAAGTACGGAGAAAAGGTTCTTATCCCTATCAATATGCGTGATGGGTGTATTCTCGGAACTGGCAAGGGAAATGAGGATTGGAACTGTTCTGCGCCACATGGAGCTGGACGGATTATGTCGCGGATGAAAGCAAAGGAAACTCTAAACATGAGTGATTATTCAAACTCTATGGATGGCATCTACACTACTTCCGTATCAGAGGAAACCATAGATGAGGCACCGATGGCATACAAGCCTATTGATGAGATTGTGGAATGTATCGGAGAAACCGTTGATATTCTTGCGATTCTGAAACCCATATATAATTTCAAGGCAAGCGAATAATGTGGCATTGATAGACACATTGATGTATAATGGACTAAACATTTATATAGGGAGGATATGTCTATGAAGATGAGATATTTTGCCATACTGTTACTGTCGGCCGTTCTTTTGACTGGTTGTGGTGGCGGCACATCTACCAAAAATGGCACTACTACGGTCACGACTGCGACAGAAAGTAAAGACAAAACAGACCTTGCAGATTTGATGAGTACGCAGGATTATTCCTGTACTGTGGATGATTCTTTTATGTATTACGTTATGTATGTAACAAACAATTCAGATAAGGTTGTGAGTATTGATCTGAATGTGACCGCATTGGATTCTTCCGGCAGTATGGTTGGTTCTTCCAGTGATGGAACAAAAGCGGTTGCTCCAGGGCAAACAGCCGGTATATGGACCACATTTGATGAATGGGATAAGATTGATAGTTTCGATTACACACTGTCGGTATCAGAGGAAAAGGAATACTCTCCTGTCTATTCTGACTTATCCGTTGACTACAATACTACCGACAGCGGCATTGTTGCATCTGTGACAAACAACGGAACTTCCGCCGCAGATTATGTGTGGATGGATGTGGTGTACCTTAAAGATGGGAAAATGGTTAATTTTAGCGAATTATCTTTTATGGATGATAACCAAGAATTGCAGCCAGGTACAACTCTTTCTCAGGAGGGCACTTGCTACTCTGATTCCGGTTTTGATGATGTAGCGATTGCCATAAATGGCAGGAAATGATTTAAGGCAGAGGTTTTATTCCTCTGCCTTTTCTATGAGTTCCCATGCCTTTTCATCGCCAAATTCTTTCCTTACGGCTTTCCATAATCTGAGGTACTTCTTGGATTCTCTGTCCCTTTCAGTCCTTGCCTTGTCAATCTGGCTTCTGAGGCGGCTTATATACTGCTCGTCCTCAGTCTGAATCAATTTATCTGAGTCACGGTACAGTGACCGGATCATGCTTTCTTTGAGCATATCCTCCCACGGCGTAGATACCTCTGTACTGCGCCCATTGATTGATCTGCGTGTTTTATATTCCCTACCGGATAAATCTTGTTTCTTGGCTCTCTTGGCACAGTAATCGCCAATATACACACCAACCCAGTCTGGGATCTCTTCTTTGACCTGATCGTAAAGCTCTCTGGTAAGCACATAATAGTTGTAGTGACCTACGAACGATTTAACTGCTGCACTATGGAAATCTGCCTTTGATACCTTGACCTCATAGCATCGGAAAATGCCCTTTGTGTCGTATGTCATGTAGTCCACACGCTCCTTGCCTCCATATCCTATTGTTACCTCATAGCAGCCAAATGTTCCCATTTTGTATGTGGCTCTTCTGATTGCCTTTTCCAATGCTACGGTTTCTGCGGTTTTCATTTCAAATCCTCGATTGAGAATACCAAACCTACGCAGTAGACCTCTCCATCTTCCCAAATATCAAATCTCTCACAAGGAATTTCTGTCTCATACGTCCATGTTGCCGGAAGTCCGTCTCGGTTCATTCCATCACACCATCTGGCATCTATCCAGTTGGCACGTTCTTCTCCCTCCTGGTCTACTCCATCCTTATCGAAATAAACTCTTCCGCCATCAAAACAGCCTCCCTCATCGCAGATTGCTCCATTGAACTCCATCAAATCATCTGATGCACCCGTCACAATGACGAGACCGCTCTGTTTTGCCTCTTCCAGTACATCATCGAAACTATCTCCGTATGCTCGTCCATAGAGCTTATTTGCCAGTTCTCTTGCTTCCATATTGTCCTCCTTTAATCTGTGTATACAACGATTTCCTGTCCCTCCATTCTGTACCCAAAGCAAAGGTTTCCACCATCCGCTATTATGGCACATTCATGGTCTGACAGATTGTTTGCGTTTCCGATAATTTGATAGCGTTTACAGGCATATCCGCTGTCTCCGCTCATTATCACGGTTTTCTCTGCTAGGATCTTCTCTTTCTGTTCATCTGCCATAGACTCCCACTCATATCCAAATACCACTATCGCCTTATCCTTTATCTTCTCATATTCCTCATACCACGTTTTTATCATCAGCTACTCCTTATAGCAAATCCCATTGTTACCGTTAAATCTCATATACGGATTGATTAAAGGACTTCTGAAAATGTCAATCTCTCTGCCATCGTGCATGAATTTGAAAGAGATACTGTTATATGCTCCTTTTATCCCTACCAACTCCACACTCGTATTGCTCTGCCCCATCATAATATCCTCTACATCATATTCAGTTCCGATTTCCAATCCGTCCTCTTCTCTGATGGCTACCGCCTTGATTGGTATGTGATTCTGTACACGCATGGCTTACTCCTTTCTCTCATATTTGCATTTTGGAAAATGAGTTCCAACATCAAGGAACATATCGAGAATGATCTTTCCTGTTTCTCCACAGAAATTTATATGTCCTGCGTCTGTCTGCTTTACAATCAGCTTTTTGCAGTTAAGACAGCAATCCTTTTCGTTACGTTCCTCAAATATTTGTAGTGGTGTCTTTTTCATCCTTAATCCCTTTCTCTCTGAAATGCTCCATGATTTTGCAGATTGTGGCATCTCCGACACCTTTGATTTTTGAGATTTCTTTCAGAAAATCATTGACCGTCATTCCGGTAGACGATTTCTTTCCCTGATTAAATCCCTCACTCCTGGCTTTTTCCACTCTGTCATTGACATACTGCACCAACTGTTCATCGGTCATTTTGCGAATTTTAACCGCTTTTTCATGTACCTTATCTTCATTTACTGTTCTGCGGCAGCTTCTCTTCTTTGCCATTGCAATCCTCCTATCTCATGTATGTTTCAACGATGCACGCATCGTCCTCCGGTGTCCTTGGAAATTTGAACATGAATCCGGCTGACATTACATCATCTTCGCATCTTTTAAGATTTTCATATTCGCAGTAAACATTTGTTGGCCGGCTTTTCTATCCGTCCCATACTCTTGCCACCACTTTCCCCGGAAAATCTTTCGGACTGTCGTATATCACTACCAGCGGCACTTTTATATCTGAATAGTCTACCAGATTAAGTGTCGGTACTCTCTTATACAACGGCGTGTTCTGCTTTGCTAATTTCTTCTGTTTGTTCACTCCCATACCTCCTGTAATTCCACATGGAATGATTTCAATAGTTCATCGTCCATATTTGACATAAATGTTCTGTACGATATGTCCGGCTTATTTTGCATAAACCAATCTACCGCCTTTTGATTTCTGGCTGTTCTGGTAGATAGGTTTCTCCAATTATCCTGATACCGAACCCTTTTCAATTCTCCGTACCATACAAGAAATCGCTCTCTCGTGCCATTCCTATCAATCCTCATAGGCACATACGGATCAACAATCTCGTAGTCTATTCGGCGGACTGCTGCCGGAACTGCCATAACCCACATTTCTCCTGTGGCAACGGCATCCGGCACTTTATCCGCTATCTGTTCCGGCATGAGGATAGCATCACTCTCTATGTAATACGCATGGATAACAACCGGTACGCCAATCCTTGCCATGTTGTACGCTACTGTTCCGCCTTGCGGCATCGCTTGGATTGCACTCAATATGTTAGGTGCTACGCATATCCTCGGAGTGGTGTTATCCTCATCCGGGCAGATCTGTTTCGGAACTCTCGGAACAAATCTCTCTACTTCATCAAATGAAACATGAACCAATTTACTGTTGCTTCTTTTTTCTCTTCGCTTCATCCTTTTTCCGTTGGCGTTCCTCCCAGTAGGGATGTTCCAATCTTTTCAGTCCAGTGCATCCTATCTGCAGGCACTTATGGACTTTCATTTGCTTCGTTGATAGATACCCTTTGTGTGTTTTGCAGTACGCTACCGGCGATTTAACCATATTCTTATCAATGCTCTGGAATAAATCAGGCATGAATAAGGGCTTTCGGAAACTCTTGAATGAGTTCTTCGCCCCAAATGTCCGTGAGGCTTGGTTTCATAAATACCGGTATGTTGTACTTTCTGCACTGCTCCACAATATTTTCAATCCATTCTCGTCTTGGTATGACTTTATCTTTTCTGCTGCCAGTCTCCGCTCCTACGATGATCCACTCCGGGATGTATGATTTCTCACTCAGTTCTCCGAAGTCTGCCAGTATAGGCTCTACTGACAAAAACGTATGGAACTCATAGTGTCCGTCCTGTCCCATATACTCCGCATCTGGATCTGTGACTGTCGTTCCGTACCACATATTATCTCTGAGTGGTAATTCTCCATAATGATGTAGCTCCATATATCTTCCTGGATTCTTCGTGAGGAAGAGGTAATTATGCTGCGGAGCTTTCTCACAAGCATTAAACACTTCCCTGATCCATCTATCAGGAACCCACTCTCCAAACACATCCGACATTGATCCGACAAAGATATTTCTCTGCCTCTTTTTGTCTCTGTATTCTCCCATGCGGTATCTGTGGATTGTCGGCACAAATCCATGCGGATAGGCGCATCTGAATTGTTTTCCGGTCTCATCATCAACATAATACGGTTGCTCATTGATCTCATAAGTTTCAGAACCATCGTCTCCGAGTTTGTACGTCTCAGGTTCTACCAGATGGCATCCTTTCCGTGATACAAAACGGTTTGCAATGCCTCTGGCATAACAATAAGGGCATTTATGACGGCAGCCAGTAATCGGATTCCATGTGCTGTCAGCCCATTCTATCTTTGTTTTATCCATTGTGTTTCCTCCTGACGTACTTCCCTACATGATTGACATAGCCGCAGAAACAACACTTTACATCATCACGCAGACGGCTTTTAAAGATCTGATTGCCACAACGCTGACAATCAAGCTCTTTCGGGTTTACTTTATTTTTCTTCATTCTCCTATCGCTCCTTTGGAAATAATTTGCCATCAAACCATTCCGGCTCCCGGCGGACTTTGAAATACTTGTACTTCGGATCATCGCTTATACTCACAGCCAAAATCCAGTTGTCAATCATGCTCATTTTTTTAATCCAAACAGGTATCTCGAATCCGTCACATTTCAATATCCACTCGCTGCCAACTGGGTATTTAATAAATGTGTCATTCGCAAGATCCGGTTCTGCAAAATAAGGAATACCATAGTCCTCTCTGTTTCCTGCATTATCATCAATGTAACAGGTGGCACATATTTTTCTTGTATTGTTTCCAAACTTTTCTACCAACTCAGGCAGATTGTCATTGACTGCATCAAACTCTAATCCGTACTGTTTGCACCACTCCACTGCTTTCTGCGTCTGTTCCTCATTCCGGCACGTCCAGAGGATGAGTTTTGTTCCGTTTTCTCTTTTGCGAATAAGGTAGCTTATCAATTTCTTATTCGGTGGTCCTATTTCCGGCCATCTGTTCTCGCAGAGTGTTCCGTCAAAATCTACTGCGAATATCTCTGTGAAATCACTCATATCTATTCCTTTCCATCCCTAAATCAAACAGGGATAATTGCGCTTTCTCTCTTTCTAACCTCTCACTGGATAGCTTATACATTTCCTCGTCAATCTCGAATCCCACGAATGGTACTCCGGCTCTGTGGTAAGCTATAAGGCTTGATCCACTTCCAACATGGGTATCGAGAACCGGTCCGTTTATTTTGAATGTCTGCAGAAGATACTCATACAAGGCAATCGGTTTCTGCGTAGGATGTATCTTTCTCTCTGTATTTGCTCCGCCTGTGTTGGAACATCTGAATAATTTTGCCGGTAGGTCATAAGAAGTCCATGCCATCTCCACTTGTGAGAACGCTTCCCACGGCTGTACCTTGTCCCACACAACAAAACATTTTGTCGGTAGCAATCGGAAATAGTTGCCGCCCCATATAATTTGATTCTTCGATACCCGGAACAGTTCTTTGAAATAATCTTCCCCAGGAGGTTCGTTGTCCCATTGTCCTGCTCCCTTACTTCGCTTTATCCGTGAAGCTGTGCTTTCTGCCGGATAGCCATTCTTTGACCGGCTCTTATTGGTTCCCATTGCCATGTTTGGTGCATTGATACCGTATGGAGGATCCACGATAGCAACCTCAAAGTGTTTATCAGGAAATCGTTTCATTCCCTCCATGCAGTCCATGTTCCAGTAACCATAGTCTAATTTATCCACTTAATGATGCTCACTCCCTCGTAACCTTTCTCAAACTCGTACCATGCGTATGCTACTGCACTACCGCCTCCGGCTTTCATTTCTTCAAAGTTTCCGTTCTTGGCACATAAAATCCTGCTTCGAGATACATATACACATTTCGGAGGGTATTTCTTGAACAGTTCTCCCCTTGCCTTTCCCTCTAAGAACTGCAATTTGAGGAACATAAACACCTTTCTTCCGTCCGGTATCACATTCATAGCGTGTTCAACAAATTCCTTTGCGTATTTATATGGTGGGTTCGTGATAATGTCTCCGTCCCACATCTCATCAGTCTGCAGGAAATCTACGCCACCCTGTCCGTAGCCTCTGTCGATAAGGTCTGTGCTCCGCACATCATACCCACGCTCTTTGAGTTTTTCAGATAAATGTCCTTGTCCTGCTGCACACTCCCACACTTTTTGGCTGAGTACCGCCCCCCCGATAAGAGTGCGTCTATTGCGATAGGGTCTGTTGCGTAGTAATCATTTGTTTCCCTTTCTTTGTCTGTATGATTTGAAGCACCAAGGGTTGTGAAGATGCTTTTACCATTTCCGGTCCAATCTTTTCCCATATATTCATCCTTTCTGAATTTCTTCAAATACAACTTTCTGTGGCAATACTCCGTGGCAGACATAAACACTGCTAAACGGAGGATTGAGTGACGGTTTCTGTTCTTCGTAACTCTTGAAATATGCAACTCTTCGGTTCATATACATAATCTCAAATTCGTGGTCTCTGAACATTTCAAACCGTCTCTGGCTTTCAAACAATCCAACCACTCCAACAAGCATTGCAAACGGTTTATCTAGGTTAAATAATCTCTCTATCACTTCTGTTTTCATAGAGTACGGCGGATTGCTTATGATGTAATCGCACCATTGCACCATTTCTCCTTGTTTCTGATACTGGAAGAAATCGTCTCCGTCCTTTATGTGGGTTGCTTTTACGTCATACCCCCCCCCGATTGAAATTTTTGACAAACAGGCTGTCCTCTGTATCAAAAGGACACCATATCTTTGCCCCTTTCGGAATGTATTTCATAATCGGTGCAACTGCGTAATCAGGTGTATAGAACTCGTCATTGCCGCTTCCGGCCACTTTATCCATTTTCATGTTTCTTGTCCTTTCCTCTACAAATATCCAAATCTGTAACCATATATAGATTCCAATTCTCCCCGGCACACCTTACCCACTGAGTTCGGCGGAAGATCGTACTGCCGTTCTGCTTCCCGGCATGAGAAAAATATCTCTTCCTCATCCCCTATACAGATAACCATGCAATGTTTCCCCGGCTTGTCCCTGCGGTTTCCGCACTGTACTCTTTTATCAGCCCATCTCAGGTTGTATATGCTGTTGTCGAACCTCTCTCTGTTGTTTATATGGTCTACGGTGTCATACCGCCGTCTGTCTCCCATGAAGAAAGTCTGCATAACAATCTGGTGTCTCTTAAACCGTACTTGGTTTCCATCCGTATCTGTGAACATACTGGAAATATCATATTTATCTCCGTATGCCATATTGCAGAGGATTCCGTTTCTTATAAGCCTCCCAAATGTTGATATGTAGCAGTTGATGTTGAAATCATGCACACTCTTAACTTCCAAATTCTCATCGAATTTTACAAGCCGAGTGACCTTTCTCCATTTTTCTTCCTCGTCCGGGTATTTCCGGCGGATGTAATTAAAAGTTTCTGATTCTCTCATAACTTCTCGAATGTGTATACTGAATGTCTCGTTGTTACTGTGATTTTTCCTTTTATCTCAATATAGGAAATTGCCATACTCGTTGTGAGTTCTCCGACATATGGCGTGCCATCGGCATTTGAGATCCACTGAATTACCATCTGTTCTCCGATTCTCACGTTTGGCTTGGTACATATTCTTCCTACTCTGTCAGGGTATCTCCCGTCTGTCCGGTGATTGCCCTCTCTGTCCGTTATTGAGACTACTTTGTAATTTTCCATAGTGTTCTCCTTAAAACAGATGGAACAAAAGCAGGTCCTCATTGTCCGCCGGATCACACTTCTCTTTCCATTCCAGTTTTCTTACAACGTCCCATGTTTTCAGGCAGATATTGGATAAATCATATTTTTCATATACTCTACGGTCGATGAACAACCGCATATCCAAATCCTCTCCATAGAGGTTGTAGCTCATATATTTCAAATTGCGAATATCATCATCCGTTGCCTCGGCATGGAGTGTTACTGTGATTCCGTCTAATCGGTCAAGGATTTTTCCGTAATCATCCATTGATAAACAAGCTGTGTACAAATACACTCTCTGCTGTTTATTCTGTTTTTTCAGTGCCCTAATAAATCTCAACAAACTGTCCGGGTTGAGCATCGGTTCTCCGCCGGTTATCACGACTTCCTCATAGTCTGAGAGAACTGAAATATCTCCAATACTTGCAACCTTTCCGATTGTCTCATTGCAGCATCCGGGGCATTTTCTGTTACAAGCTAATGTCACTATTACTCTCGCTGTCTTTTTCATATTTCCTCCTTAATCCATGCCGTCATAAAGGCTTTCAGATAATTCAACCTGTTCGTCTGTCAAATCCCTAAGTGCATTGATTATCTTCATCTTTGTTTCTTTGCATGGGAAATATCCGTACTTTGCATATCTCAGCATCCGTTCAAAAGTGCTCATTGGAAATGGAATATCTTTATCAATTACAATCCGTTTAAGATGCAGATGTTCAAAAAACGCATCATCCATCAGGATTTTGTACTCAATGTGTGTTTTCGGTATTCCAATTTCCTCTAAGAAATGTTCATCTTCCAAAGTTTCAAACGGAAGTTCTTGGTTTTTCGCTACCGCACCAGTTTCATCCTCTACTTCCTCTTTGTAATATGCGAACTTCGTGATTGTGAAATCGAACTTATTCAGAATTTCTTCCGGTTTTCCAAATATTTTGCAACAAAGTTCAATCACAACACCTGTTTCAATGTGTTTGTACGCCTTTACATTGTCGTTTTCGTAGTGGAAATGATATTTCTCATCTCTTACATCGTCTCCGTCATATCCTGGTGTCTGGCTGTCAAAATACTGTACCGCATCATCAAAATCACTTTCATTCTCAAAGAAAATATCAAGATCCTTTACCTTTTCTTTATTGAATATGTTTTTGAAACATCCTCCACATATAAATCCTTTGTGACCGGTCATGTATTCATCAAGCCAATTTAGCATCCAGAAGTTTTCTCTATCTCTCTTTATTAGAGCCATGCTTCCTCCTATCTCCGTGCCATTGCCTCCTCGTATAACCGTTTATACACGTCCCTCTCGGCTGTGATTTTTGCGATTTCCAACTGTGTCTCAATGTCCGGCATCTCCACCTTTGCCACAACAGGTTCAGGTTCTTTCTTCTCCGGCTCCACTACTTCATTTGCAGCTTCCGCCCACTTCTTTACCAGATCATTCGATTTGATGTTAATTCCAATACCGATGCTTACTGCCAACGCTGCATCAATCTTTTTCATTTCCGCCATAGAACACTGCCCTATGTAATCTCCAACCTTATCCTTGTTTACCGTATCAATCTGCTCACAAAGCACGGTGGACGGATATTTTGAACTGTTGATTTTAACGTGTGTCGGTAACGGTTTCTTTTCCTGAGTGGTAAGGTAAACCACTTCCAAGATAGGACCTGCATTGTTGCCAATATCATTGCTTATGATTACCGCAGGTCTACCCCCCCCCTGTACATTTCCGCTATATTCACTCTCGTTGCGGATATAGAAGATTTCCCCTCTATAAAACTCTTTGCTCATAGTGTCCTCCTATTCGATTTCATCCTCCTGCGGCATCTCGAACACTCCAAGTGGTTGATCCGCCACATATTCACATACTAAGTCTCTGGGGTTTTCATCCTGTCCTCTTTCAAACAGCAAATTCATGGTGTAGCAGTCCATAAGCATTGAAATCGCCATTCTGCATTTTTCTTTCGTAGAATATCTGCCAATCACTACTCTGTTTTCTCCTACGAGGGCAGCAACTTTGTACCGCCCATCATATTTGCTGTCCGTGCTGTATTCTGTTACCTTGTCGTTGTTCATAACTACCGCTCCATCCTGAGACTTAACAAACATCACGTTTTGCCTCTCTTTCCTTAATTCGCCCCATCTGTCGATTGATTTTGAAATCAATTCGATCCTCTACCTCTGCTACGCAGTTAAAAATAATTCCCAACTGTGTGAGCATAATCTGTACATCTGCAATTTCATCAATCACTGCTTCTCTCATTTCCGCTGTTTTCTCATCGCTACGGCGGAATTTCAGAATGGCTTTGATGAGTTCGGAACACTCTTCAATCGCCATATCCTCCTGTGCATCGTTTCCATACGTTTCTACGATGGTGTTGAGGTTTCTCATCTGTTCCTGTGTCAATACCATTACCTCCTAATATCTGATATTTAGATTTCCATGTTCATTGATCCAATCAATAATTTCCTTGAATCCAAGACCTCCCTCATCCCACGGTTTCATAATGTACTCATACTGTTTGGGATGAGTGAGTTTCATCTTTTCAAATCTTCCTGGGGACTTTTCAAGGTGGCATCCATAGCCGCAGAACATACAACCAGTACGTTCGCATCCGGTCGTTTTGAGAACCGGCCTGCCGAGGTCGAAGATTTCCATATTGCTTACATCAGCTAATGTCATTTGACCGTGTGCCTCATCCTCTGTCACAACTTTTCCGTATACAGAACAGATTTCAAACCTCTTTGGCTGTTTTTTAATGTATTTTCTGGCTTTTCTTCTTTTGGTCTTATCTGCCCTGCATCGGACTTCCATGTTGCAAGCTGCTAAGTTCTGGTCGTATTCGTCCTGCAACTGCCGTATGTAGAGAAGTATGTCCTGCTCCGTCCAAAATGCCATTGGTTGGCTTTGCGGATATTTTAATTCAAACGCATTGCACCCTGTTTTCAGCCACCCTATCGTCCTCTTTTGACTTTCCGATGCAAGCATCGCAAGTATTGGTCTTTTACCGGTTTCTTTGTAATATTTCTTTGCCGGTCTTTTCTTCATTACAGCGCAGCACGTATCATTCACTTCAAATGGAGCTTCAAGCATGAACCGCCATTTTTCACAATTAAATCTTGATTTCTTGCTGCCCCCCCCCTGTCGTTACTGCGCCTTGAAGCCGTTTTAATCTTGTTTTAGAACCTTTTCTTGCACCATATATACAATTACTGATTTCTTTTCCTATGAACGGATAGCCATATTTCTCAATTACTTTCCGAAATGTCAGTTTTGGTTTTATCCAATCCACATTTTCAAAAGTCTTAACAAACTCTCTTATCTCTGGATATTCAAGGCCTGTATCTATGAACATTGCCTTAATGTTGGGGTACAGTTTTCTCGCAATATCAAGAAGAACTGTACTGTCTTTTCCACCAGAGAAAGAGATATACACACCATCCTCTCCGTACTCATCTACCCACTCCCTGATTCTCCGCTGTGTCATGCTGATTTTTGCATTAAGCGGCAAGGACTGCATCTGGTAGATGTCGGATATAACGTGTTTGTTACTCACTTCTCTGTTTCTCCTTTCTGGTGTTACATATAAGTTGCTTCTTTGAATACGAATGTGTCCTCAGAGTCTACCTTTTCCGATAACTCTCTCAGGCGCAGATCATTGGAGCTGTAAATCTTTTTCTTTTTCATATCAGCCACAAAAAACTCCTGCCCTGCCTGAATATACTCTCCCACTTTGCTCTTCCGGCAAATCTCATAGGAAGCATACTCAGTCTCTTTATCCTCTGCCTGTTTTCCCTTTGCGGTTTTTCCTAACATACCGATTTTTCTCCTTTCTTTCATAATTATGTTTATCTGACTAAACATTCTCTTCAAAAAAATTTAATGTAATCCGTCAGACCATCTATACAGAATAACGGCGGTATCTTCGTTAGGATAAGAAACTCCCAAGAATTTGCCATTAACTGTTTCGCAAGCCTCTGTTACTCTGTCCACGAATTTATTGAAGTCCTCTTTCACTGTCACATAATCGTGAAATCCCATTGATCCCTCGTCTCTTTCGTGGCTTTCTCTCATTACCACCATCTGTTTTAATTTCTGCATATTGCCTCCTATTTCTTTACCTTGCAGTCTCTATATACATCCTCTTTTCCGATGAATAACTGCCCTAAGATTGCAACCAGAACATTTACCACGATACTGTTTCCGGCCTGCTTATAAAGCTGTGTGTTACTATTTACTTTCTCCGCCTTATGGAAATCTGCATCTGAGAAATCCATCAGCCGCCAGCACTCTTTTGGAGTGAGCTTTCTTATGCGGTACTCTGTGCAAACCTTTGAGTTAGCATCTCCATGCGTTCCGGCGGTCAGCGTTGGAGAATTGCCATTATCAGAATAAACAGATCCGCATTGACTTCCCTCGTTGGAAATCTGCCCTACTTTTGCCATTTCTGTACTCCTTTCCGCGAGATTGTCGCTATGCTGCATACCGTCCTGCCCCCCCCCGAACAATTTTCTCAATACGACAAATCCCCATGCTTTGGGATGTAAGTGTAGGGCATACATGGCCGCCGCCTTGCACTCTTCCTCGCCGTAATTTACTTGTCGGGTATGAGAAATCTGCAACTCCGCCAATCTCACATTCGATATAACCTTTCTGTGTTGCCTGCCGGATGCCTACATACTCTCTATCCATCATCCACCGTCCTTATCTCTAAAACCAGATTGTCTTTTTGAACAGTTGTGAGGGTGTTGGATATGCCATCAGTTCTTGCTTCAAGTTGAGTCATATTGCCTCTTTTTTCTGAAATCTGGTGGCTTTCGTATAATTTTCTTATCCTTTTGCCGTATTCAGTTCTGACGCAACGGCATATCGCAAAGTCAATCCTCATTTACTTTTATCTCCAATACATAGTTGTCTTTTGCCACACTTGTTAGTGTATTACATAGACCCTGTGAGTTTGGTTCCAGTCTTTGTTCTGTTGGTGCTCCTGCCGTTCTATCTGACGGTTTCTCAGGATTTCTACCTCTTGATGCACAAATTATTCTTTCAATCACGCACTTATCTCCACATCCGTCTATTGTTCTGAGAGTGCCGATGCACCCATCTTTGAAGAATCTCAGTCCCTCATCGCTTCTCATTTCACAAACAGTCTGTTCTTTTTGGTATCTGTGAGTACCCCCCCACATGAATTTGTGGAAGAGATATTGCACAATCCATTATTCTGATTCTGCAATACTTTTATCCTTTCTGTCTGTTATTATGCAAGGTACAGTACCCCCCCCCACTCGTGATTGCCGGAGCTATGCCACCGGTATCATACACTCGCCCTTGGTTTGGGTTCTCTCTTGTGGAAGTGGGGAGAATATTGCCTAACCTCTTAATCCCGGTCTGCAATATTTTCTTTCCTTTCCCTGATTTCTAATATCTTTGGTTCTAAATTACCCCCCCACAAGTATTTAAGGTGGGTGCAATTCCGTCTACGGAATAAATTCTTCCGCTCTGAGGATTATCCCAGCTCTTTCCTACGGCGATATTCCCCAGCTGTATGCAGCGTGCCTTATTTGCCATTTCATAGTTCCTCGATTACATATTTCAAATGTTTGTAGTCGCTCGCCAATAGGGTAGGACATATCATTTTGTACAATGCTTTATTGTATGGGTCGTAGATTCCACAAGCACTTTCGGAGGATCTTTGTAGTCTGTTGCCCTTATTGCTTGGCAAATACCCCCCCCCCGATAAAACTCGGACCCTGTCCTGGACTTCTTTTTCCGGGTTCAGTGAGCCGACTACGATTATTCTGTCTGCCATTTACTTTTTCCTCCACTAAAACTTTCGGTGGATCTTTATAATCCGTTGCCGACAATGCCACTGATATGCCATCCGGGGACATTATGCGCCCTCTTTCTCCACCTGTTCCCGTATGAGCCACAATCAACGGCCGGCTCATGGTTCATCTGAGCTATCTACTTCTGTAACACCGCATCCCAATGATGCCGGTCTACTGAGCCTCTGCCCCCCCCTAACGGTTTTTGAGATGCCGTCTAACTGACCGCTCTCTCGTAAGTCCTTGATGAGTTTCTGTGCCTTTTCGGAGTTGATATAATACTTTTCGTCTACCTCGTCCTCCAAATAATCTTTCATTGTCTTATCCAGTGGAACCGGCTGCGGAAATTTGTAATTATAATCTCCCAGAATAGATACCATGAAGCATCGCTCTCTGTTCTGCGCCACGCCGTAGTCCTTTGCATTGAGGATCTGCGTATAACACTTATATCCCTTGCTTTCAAGAAAGCTGCACCAGCTATGAAAATCATCTATGTTGTCCGCACTGATAACCTGCGGCACATTCTCCATGAGAAGTATCTGGGGAAGATTTTCTGTCTCATTCAGAAGCCTTTCAACTTCCCACAGTAACCCGGAACGTGTTCCTGATCCTTTTTTCATTCCTCGCATCTTTCCGGCGAGTGATAAATCCTGGCAAGGTCTTATGGAAACGAATACGTCATAAGGTAGGTGTATCTGTCAGTATTCGTTATTGCCAGATCACCCCCCCTCATTGAGCAAATGTTGACAAGGTTGTGCGTGGCTTTTATGTTGTTGTAACATTCTCTGCGCCATGCGTCACTGTATGAATGACTCCTTATCTGCTCTTCCGTGAGAGGTTTCTTTCCATCCACGGATATTCCCAACTGAGTAAGTGCCTGTATAACATCCTCAGAACTCATTTCTGCACTGTAATCAGTATCATCGTCCGCCATGTGAATAGCTTTGTATGATGCCGTGGCGTGCATTTCCCATTCAGACATAAGGTAATGTTCAAACGGTACGCCAAGATTGCGAAGTGCCATCGCCTGAGAACCAACCCCGGCAAACAATTCTATCAATCGCACCGGGTTGTCAGTCTTAAATGTTGGGTACATTAAATCAAACATTGAAATCTGATCCACTCGTTTTCTCCTTTCTTTGATTTTTTATCATGCAAAATCTCGCATAATTAAGCTGCCGGAAGTAGTCATTATTCGCATTTTCCCACATTGCCGGTAAGGTACTCAGCCGTGTTTCATAACACTTATCGCACACCTTTTTCCCTTTCATTGTTGTATTTTTGCCACATATATAGCAAATGCCGTAGTCCGGTCTCTCTGAACGTGACAAATCGCATCGGTTTTTGTCTCTATAATTTTTCAGATACGCCCTGCATCTCTGGCACAAACCACCATTCTGTGATTGATGTTTTCCGCATCTGGGGCATAGCCCGTTTTCGATGCGTGTCTGTTTTAACTGCCTTTTCCTCAGCCGATCTTTCTCTTTCTGTTCATCGGTTTTCCCTTTTTCCGAATAACTATCTTGAAATTGACCCAAACACTCATAACATAGCTTTTTGTTAGGTTCTGCTGGATTTTTCCCACAATGAGTGCATATCCCAATCCTTTCATGGTATTTTCGGTTCTGCTTGCGTAATTCAGAATTTCTTGCCGCACAGTCAGGACACATGGATCTTTCCGGCGTTTGGTTTTCTTTGCCACACTTTGGGCACAATCCTCTTTCCCTCATCTCTTTGTATGATAATTTTCTCAATTCATTTCAGAGGTTCCCAGGATTTATGCGCGCTGCCCTTTCCTCCGTCTATTTTCTACCGAACTTCTCATACATTTCATCTAGTCTCTTTCTGGTTTCGTTTGACATACCGGATGGTGGTTCGGTCTTTTCCTCCGGCACTTCAATTTTTTGCATTTCTATCTGCGGGTCTACTGCCTTTTCCATAAGTGCTGCGTGTTTCTTCCCCATATCGGCTATGAGCATCCTTACATTCTCCGGCAGACGTGCCTCTTCTTTCATCCGCTGCACCGAAGTCCGATAGTTCCTGATAAAGTGCGACTGTTCAATGGTTGCCACTTGGTCTGAATCCATCAACGCCCACTCTTTGAGGTTTGCCGCCGTTCCAACAGCTCTTTGGCACGCCTCCGGCAGTTTTGCAAATTCCTCTTCTGAGTTGTAACCGGAGTTCCTTAACGCCCTCTGTACCAACGCCCATGCCTGCAGTTCGCTCATGCTTTCTTCCGCCGGAGCAATTATCTCCGTTGCTTTAGTGCGAATATCTGCGATGGTTGGTGGAAAACGTTCACTCGTCATGTACTTTTGTATTGCCAAGTTTGCCTGCTCATACGGAAGATCTTGTAATAATCCATACCACACATCGAAAGCGTCTTTATCTGGTATGAATGTCGGCTGTGCGTAGACCGCTTTCATAGCTTTTACCAAAATCTTAAATTCTTCTCTTTCCATTACCAGCCATCCACATCCTTTACTCTGTTTCCAATGCGATCTCCGCTATTTCTGTATGCAGAAGATGATTGCAATTTATCCCAAATAATGCCTTTCCATCCATTCGACATACATTCATCAATAAGATTGCATACGGCAGTATCTCCATAGACAGAGACCTTATTGGCAACCTGTTTTAACAACGACTTCATGCCCTGTTCCTTATATCCGTCTTTCCGTTCCGTCTTATACTTGAACCATTCGCGAAGTTTATCTGCCATTACATCAGAGATGGTGTACTCAGGGAGAAGCCTTTCAAAAATTGATTGGGTAGTTTCCCTCTTTCCCCCTTTTTTATTTTCTTTCTCTAACTCTTTCTCTAACTCTTTCTCTATGTTACCTTTTTGAACATCAACGTTACTCTCTGTTACACGTTCGTTACATTCAGTGTTTTCGGGTGTCTCAGTGGGTTTTGTCTTGTTTTTTTCTCTCTCCCGATACTCCCTAACCCTCTGTGCGGATGCCGATTCAGACCCAATCATTTTCAGAGATTTTGGTAAAAATAGTGTGCCGTCACTTTCCGTAACCACAAGCTGTAATTTTGAAAATTGTTGTAACGCTTGTGTAACAATCTGTAACGCAAAACCGGATGCTTCCGCCAACATTTCTGCGTCATACGGAATATCTTCGGAAAATCGCAGTTTGCCCTCATGGTCGATTGACTCTGTAATCATCCATATATAGAACATAACCAAAAGATCGCCATTATCCTTTGCTCTAAGTATCTTGATATAGTGTTTTTCAAAGAAGTTCCGGGGCATTTTGAGCCAAAAATACTTTTTCTCAGCCATCGAACGGTCCTTTCTCTATCTCTTCAAGGAATATCTCAATCCTTGGGTTTTTCTTATCCACATAGAAGTCATGCGTAAAGTTTTCGATTTCTTTCCATCCATCGTTTTTAATCACTCCGCATTTCTGTAAAGCATCCTGAAAAACTTTGTCTGCAAAGGAAAAAATATTGCCCTTGTCACGCTGTTTATCCGGCTCATAGAAGTTGTAATGAATGATGATAGGGTTTGTAATCGTAAGTCTCGGCAACTGTGTCCTGATAGCGTTACACACGATCATCTGGTAATCTCTTTTCATTTTTGCACCCATCTGAGGATGCCTTGCACACTCATGTAGGTAATCGTTAAGATCCGGTAAGGTTCTGGTTCTGCCGTAATAATTCCCTTTGATAACAACCTTGTGCATCCCTAAGTCCTCCTTTCTGTCATTATGGGTGGAGCCGCCGGAATGACGGCTCCTGGGTAATTTAACAAAAGATCCTTGTCAGGGGTTTATACCATTTAACTAATCGAATTTCTTAAAAGGAGGTAAACCGTTTGTGTATTCTGCGGCTTTCGTGACATATTTTCCTCAGAGACCAATCTTAGGAGATAATTGCAGATACATATTTACGGGTTACGATTATTTAAGAAATCACAAAGATGTTTGATACATCTGCAAGTTCTTTTTCGAGATACGCTTTGATGTTAGCTTTCGCCTCATTCTTCCATGCGCCTCCATCTGCCTCAAATAAGGCACAGGTAACGCCATAACGATCATTGTCCTTTACTCTGAAAATGAAGTTACTCATAGGCTGTGCAACCTCTGTAAAGGTTCTGTACGGCATCAGACGGCAAGGACTCGGAACTTCAACTTCCTGCAGAGAGGCAACGCCTTTCTTGATTGCCGCTTTCTGTCCTACTCCGGTGTCTCCGTATTCTGCAACAGTGCCGGCCTTAACATTTCCGGCAAACTGTAAGATGATAGGCTTATCATTTGCCTCAGCATCCTCGTTTAAGAACTTGGACTGCACACCGATAACAAACTCTTCGTTTCCGATGAACTGACCGAATGAAAACTCCGGGATCTCTGCTTTGACAACTGCCAGTGTTTCTCTCTGGCGGTCTGCATCCAAACTGGAGAACAGACGAACCTCAGTAGGAGATACCACCTGGGCGATGTAATGACCGGTCTTGAAATCTGCTTTACTCTTTTTGATGAAATCCACAAGGCTGCTCAGATTACTCATTGTGATACTGGTTGCTCTGAGTTCCTTGCCGATCTGTGTCATATCTTTGTCTACATAGGTTCTTCCCTCAATTTCCTCAATATGGGGAGCATCGAGAGAAAGAATTTTCTCAATAGCTGCTTTTAACATATTTTCCTCCTGTTACTGTGCGCTGCACCAATCTTCGGCAAGGCAATCATTGATACTCGGAACCCACATGGAATGTGAGCCGTCAACGCAACGGATCTGTAAATACGGATTGCATACAAACAAATCTCCCTCATTGAGTCCCCACGCTTCGGCTGTCTGTTTATTACACGGAATACCCTGCGGATAACCTTTCTGGTAAACAACAAACATTCCCTTTCCATTCCATCCCTTACGAGTTACTTTTTGCCCTGCTTTTAATCTGCGTACTGCTTCTCCGAATGTGAATGTCTGGATATTCAAGTCTTTTACATCGGGACCGGCTGCAATCTCCCAATCATCTCTGAGGATGAAAGTGAGCGTGTAGTCAACGTTGTCTGTCTCACGAATATCTAATACTTTTCCGTCCTTGCAGTGCATTTTGATGGAATTATCCTCCCATCTCCAATATCCAGACCATTCCGGCAGTTTAACGATAGCTCCCTGTTTGAGAGCTTCGTATGCTTCCTTGAAAAACATAATATCCTCCTAACTGTTTACTGCGTCTCTCATGCTGATTACTTTCGTGCTCTCTTTTGGAGGTTCAGATTTTTCTTCCAATACCTCTCCGGTCTCAGGATCGCATCCAAGTTCCTCTGCTGTCGGTGTGGAATCCTTTTCCGGGTCCATGCACATACCACACTCATCAAGAGTAAGCTGACCTTTGATTGCGCCCTTTGCGTGTTCTGTGAGGGTTGTTACGCCGCTACGGAAGTCCTTGTTGATGAATAACTGAGTTTTCAGTCCCATCTCAGGAGCCAACTTAACGGAAGTCTGAACCTCAACAGCAACATCTTCTCTATCATCCTCTGACGGAGTGAGAACAATCTTAATGTCGAGAGTTCTTTTCTTCTTGGCATCCGTATTCAAATCGAGAATGTTGTCAGAAATCTTTGCCAACGCTCTGTCGATTCTTTCCTGAACGCCTCCGGCACACATAGATGCCAATGTAAGTTTCTCTGCCACTTTTATCACTTCCTTTCCTAAATGTAGAATTTTCTGTATCTATCAAAGAACTTTTTCCGTGCTTCATCCACGGTAAGTCCTTGTGATACCTCATTGAGTTCGTAGGAGAGCTGCGCTATTATCTGCAACAGTTTTTGCACTTCTGTGCTCTGGTGTGCGCTTATCTTCCCCGTTCTGTGATGTTCTGGTGTGAGTGGAACCCACAAGCCATCTTCATCTGCTTTTTTTCGGTTGGGACCTCCGAGGCAGTGATGCCTCTCAACCCCATACTGACCGTTGATAATATCAAGATCCGCATATTTCATATCCACAATAATTGAATCTCTCATTAAATCTCTCCCATAAGCATATCCATTGATATAGGCCCATCCAAAACCTCAGTGTCGGCACAATAGTCGCACACCTCACATCTCAGAGGTTCAATTTCTCCATCTTTCAGGCGTTGAACCTTGATGATGTTGCTTTGGAACTCTGCCAGTTTCTCATCCATAACCATAGGTGGAATTTCAATAACCTTAATTCTCGGATGAGGTATATTTCCTGGAGAAGTCTTATCTTTGCTAATTGCACAAATATAAAACGGTAACAATTTACCTGTGTTCTGCCTATATATTTCTCTATAAACAGCCCCTTGGAGGTCATATCCCCACCATTCGCAGAAATTAAGTCTCTGTCCGAGATCCTTTGCATAAAAAGTTTCTGTAACAGATTTTACGGTTTTTAAGTCAGTGATCCTTTTTCCATCACAACTATCAATTTTGATTTTTACCGGTATGCCATTGATTTCCCCAGTCATAATTACCTGCTTATCTCCGGCCATATACTGCATAAAAACTTTGTCTTTTTCTGCCCTGTCAATCATTGCAGAGGCCTGCTTGTACTCGGCTTTCAATTCTCCGGCGGTTTTACCTCTGGATGAAAAGATTTCTGGGTGCTGCGCGGAAAATGTAGGAAGTGTCCCCTCAAAGTAGGCATCCACATAAGAACCTACCAATAACGGAGTGGTGGAGACTTCCTCTACTTCTCCCCGGAGTTTTGCCATCGCATAAGCCTCACAACCTAACTTTCCGGTTGTGCCATTGAAGTCCTTATACTGAGATACGGACACATACTGCATATTGGCTTCCTGTGAGTAGTAATTCTCCGGGGTAAGTGCGATGAGGTTACTCATCTACTTCCTTAAATGTTCCATCAATCACACCATCAGAATCCTCATCTCCGTTATGAGAACTCTGATCCTGAGACTGATAAATGTCCT